TGTATGTGTACTTGTACAAGTGTTTCTGTAAGGAACACAAGTACAGTTCCTATCACGGTTCAAAACGCAAATATCCTGTTTGATCTTGCATAAGGAAGGAGGAAAACCAATGGAAAAGAAGATTGAAACCCTTCACAAACTGTGCGAAGCCCTTATGGAAGAGCTGGAAGAGTACAGCAAGAAGATTGAAAAGGCTGATGGCATGTCTGCCGGCGATTTGGAAGCGGTTGACAAGCTGAGTCATGCTCTTAAGAGTGTCAAAACCACCATTGCTATGATGGAGTCAGACGATGGCAATAGCTATCGTGGAGGCAATTCCAATCGGTACATGCCTTGGTATGGTACCAGCTATGAAGGTGGCAGAGGCAGGGGTATGAGCTCTGCTCGCAGAGGTCGTACTGGTCGCAACCAGTATTCAGGTGGTTATAGCTATGCCGAGGAGGAGTTTGAAATGGCTCTTCAGGATGCTATGAACGCTGCACCAGACGAGCGTGTGAGGGAAAAGCTCCAGCACATCATGGACGAGACCTGACATGAAAATTCCGCAGCTCTTTGTCAGCATAGGCAATAACAGATTTATACCTGTAACCAGCCCAGTATATAACAAGCCCATGTACTTTTGGGATGATGATTCAAAACGTATCATGCCAGTGGATGACAAGTTGAAATTGCGGGTGGTAAATGGGAATCCGTTTTACGTGCTCGAGAGGACGTAGAATTGCCGAGAACTCCGGGCATATAAATTCACACCAAAACTATTCTCGTGCGAAATAGGCTGTAAAGAATTTGCGGAGAAGAGGAATATCCCCGAGGCCTTTACCTCGGGGATATTTTTATCAGATCAGAGAGCACCGGGTGAGCTCAGTCTGAAGCTCGTGATTGAACTCAGAGTGCTTCTTGACGGTTCCCTTCAAGCTGATGCGGAGATCAGGGGTGATCTCATCAGTCACACCCAGCCACTTGCCGGTCTTCCAGGTGAGGGTGTTGCCCTGCTCATCAATGAACTTGTACAGGTATGTCATACCATACATGGTATCCCAGGAAGTGAGGAGGCGCACGCTCAGGTTGTGGAGTTCAATCCGGTCACCCTCATTACCAACCCAACGAGACTGGCTGGCCTGCTTTTTCTGAGCAGCTTTGCGAGCCTGAATGTCCATGTCCCGGTTATAGGCGGCAACAGCGGAGCAAATGATACCAATATCACGGCTTTCGCAGTATTCACGAGCCAAGGTGGTTTTGAGGTTGCTGATGTAGCCCAGCTCCATCGGGAGGTTCTTGGCCCAGGCCAGGATGGCTTCAACCTTCTCAGCATTGCCCTTATGATCAGGGTCAAAACCGTCTTTGTCAATACGGTCTCTGTAAGAACCAAAGTTGTGAATCTGCTCCAGAACGATCTGCTTGGTGCTTGTGCCACAGCCATAGGTTTCGGTCTTGGTGAACCCATACAGCCGAACCGACTCAACCGCATTCAGAAGAACTTCTTCAGTGCTCTCATAGTGTTTGAATCCAGGCTCAACCGCCTCACCCTTGATCACTTCATCAAACCAGGAGATGTACTGTGCTACTTGCTCAGCAGAAAGTCCTCCGGTGAAGTCTCTCAGGCAGCTCTTGCCCACCTGCTTGAACTCACCTGTCTCGGTGTTGCGGACAATATAGGTATCCTTGCGCACCCGGCGAGTCTTGCAGTGCTCACAATAGGTATCAGCGGTGTAGAAATAAGCAGGAACCTCAACCTCAGGACGGAAGGAACGGATGATGTTCATCGGCTGTGCGTGCTCAATAGTAGCAATGAATTCCCAGTCAGAAATCTGAGCTTTACCGGAAACGTCAACTGTGATGAACCGAGCGGTGTGAAGCTCGCCAGAATCCTCATCCTTGACTTCCCGGAAGGTCTCACCCAGCTCCTCAAAGTGAAATTCGCAGCCATACTTGGCGCATTTGTTAGAAATGGTGGTGAGCTTCTTGCTCAGCCGTTCCATGTTGCCTTCATAAATCTCGTATGTCATCTCAGTGACCTCCTATTGTGATTTGGTTTCCCAAGACACCCTTGAGGGTGTTTCGGCTGGTTACCATCCAGCTCTCATCGGTTGGGGTTTTACAGGCTCTCAATAACCTCACCAGTTCTCATATTGCGAAGCTCAACCTCTTCATACTCTTCCAGCCACTCTTCTGCCTTTTCAGCAGGGGCAAAGTTTTCTTCCCAATACTTCTGGGCATTATCAAGCTCCTTGAACCACTTGTGTACCATTCCGTCAGTGTAAATACCATACTGTCCGAATCTCTTTGAATATGTCATGGTGATGTTCTCCTTTCAATCAGTGGGGTGGTCCCCTGCTTCAACTTACAATTACATCATACTCTCTTTTTCTACAAAAGTAAAGTCAAGGTTTTTGTCGATAAAGTTACAAAGACAAAGCATAGCAAAGAAAATAGCACATAATCTTGTAAATAAAGTTAGCAAAATCAACAATTTTGACAAAAATTCAAGAAAAATAAAAATTTTTACAAAATTTTAGGCAGGATTCTCATCCTGCCCAACTGTTGTTAAACTGTGTGATTTCTTGGTCCCAACGCTCAGCAACTTCTTCATCGGTCTCACCCGCAAGTCTATAGAACCGGAAACGGTCAACCTGTTGGCCGGGGAACTGGCTTATATCAAATACAGGAACTTGAAAGATCTCCTCGGTCTCGCTCCAGGCCACATCATCAATTTCATGATCCTCAGGGAGATGTTGGCGGATGAGTTCAATTGAGTTGTCCAGCAGGTTTTCAAACAGTGTTGTCATGATTGTTCTCCTTTCTTTTGTGGGAGAGGGAGTGGTGAGCTCCCTCTCAGAGTGCCTTCTTGATTGCCATTACGAGTCGCATGCGGTAAATTGCCTCATTGTCATATACCTTACATTCCGCTCCGAGCTTGGTGCAGATGTCCTTCAGCTCTTGAAGGCTCATAGCCTTGAAGTTGGTGTCAGCTGTGACCTTGACTTCAGGTTCAGCCTTGAGTTCCGGCTTGCTTTCAACCTCAGCTTCAGGCTCACCCATCGGGTTGATCAGGGTGCGGAAATGGAAGCACTGTATGTTGTATCCGCCAGCTCCAATTGTTTGAACCTTGGCCGTGCCCTTGGTACCGATGATGTATCCGTTCAGATCTCCTTTGGATCCCACCGTGAGGTTGCTTGCGTCTGTGATTTGACCTACAATGTCATTCGTGCGGGTGATGATGAAGTCATACTTGCGGTTGTACTCATTCTTGAGTGTGGCCTTCATTGTGGCTTCCCAGGATTCCCCTTTGTCAAACTGAACCACGTGGTTCCACTGACGATGGAAGTTGCGGTTGTAGGTACTGATCTCATCTTGCCGTCTGTTCCGTTCTTCCCGTCCAGCTTGGCGTCCTTCCTTGGAGTAGTACCATTCATGGAACTCCTGATTCACCTGGGTGTGCTCTTTCAGAGCTTCAAGGTATTTGGCCTTTTCTTTGAGGAAGTATTCAACGCTGTGATCATACCAGCGGTCCAGGAACTCAGTGATGGCCGGAACGTTGCGGCTGGCTTCCATCTCCTCAGCCTTGACCAGCTGCGCTTGGTAATCAGCCAGGGCTTTCTTCGCATTTTCAAGGTCCTTCAGGGTGTGGCGCTTATCGCTCTCATCATAGTAGTACGGATTCACTTCCCAGTTGGTCAGTTCAGCTTTTTCAATGCGCTCCATCTTTGCGTTGAGCTTTTCAATTTCTCTGATCTTGCCGGTGATGCGGTCTTGAATGAACTTTTTGCTTGCCATGTTGTTCTCCTTTCTATCAGTGAACCTTGACGATGTGTGCTACCAGCTCAGGATGTCTCATGATGACTTCAAAGGTAAAACGAGCATCGGGCTTGCTGTAACCATTGACGAGGGTGAAGCCCTTGGTTCCATTTGCTGTTACCCAGTAGATCTTGTAGACTGCCATTGTGTTTTCCTCCTTGAGTGGTGTGTTTTTCAACTTACAAGCATATCATACTCCTGTTTTATTGAAAAGTAAAGCTGCAATTTTACAAAATAAAATTACGAAAACCAAAGTATTTTGTAGAAAATACCTTGGTTTATTGTTGAAAACGTTATCAAAATTGTAGATTTTGTCAAAAATTCAAGAAATTTAGAAAATTTATAAAAATTTTCCATGCATCACGGCATCAACATAGTTCTCCTTGTTTTTCCAGCACTGAACAATCTCTTCATCAACCGTTTTGCCTGAGCTCATAGTTGCTACAAAGTGATAGTATATACAAGGGCTTTCTTGCCCTGGCCTGTGAACACGTTTACGAGCTTGCTCATACTTGGCCAACGAATGATCCAACCCATAGAAAATACAAATATGAGACCGGGTCAAATCAATCCCCTCAGAGCCGGAACCATATTGTACACCAATAATCCGGGTTTTGCCATCCTTCCATTCTGCCAAGGTGTCTTCTGTACCTGATACTTCAGAATATCCACAGCCCAAGCGTTCAGCAACCTTTCGGATGGCATACAAATCCTTGCGAAATTTGGCAAATATTACAACAGGCTCCTCCTCAGGAATTTTCTGTAAGAATTTGTACAGGAATGTACGACGGTATGTGCTGATCCGCTTGAGTTCCTTTGTACCGTCATCATATTCCAAGGGCAAATAACCGCTGGTGACTTGTTGCTTGCGGGTTGTCATGGCCAAAACGTTATTCACAGTCATGAAGCCCTCACCCATTTCAATGGCTCCCTCTTTGATCAAATCCTTGTATACAGCCTCAGTTGTCTTATCCATAGGAACCTTTATCACCATGCGAGTGGTCTTGGGGAGTTTTACGGTTGATTTCATATAGAAAGCACAGCTGAACATTTTCTCACGCAAAATAGACAAGTTCTTGTATGGATTCTTTGGGTCCAGCATGGTGTGTCCAATTCTGGCAGTCAGATAAGGGTCAATGTTTTGGTACTGATCACAAAATGCATAGTAGTCAGTGCCAAAAATAGCCGGGTCAAGGAACCGATATTGAGCATACACATCCATAGGGTTTTCAGCCAATGGTGTACCTGTCATCAAATATCTGTGCGGAACGACCTTCCCGAGCTTGGAAAGGAACCGTGAACATTTACTTCCAGGTGTTTTTATGCGATGGCTCTCGTCGCAAATTACGCAATCGAGGCCAAGACGTTTATAGAACAACATACGGTCAAGAGGCTTGCGCCACACGGATTCATAGTTCACTACAAACACCAACAATTTATCTTGTGATTGTTGTATAGCCAGTTGAAGCTCCTTCTGTTTTTGTTCCCAGCCCAAATTATGCAGCGGTATAACCGTATCAGGTCCAAGTCCAGCGTGAAGCAAAAATTGAGCTGGCCAAACATCGCAAGGTTTTTTAGGTGCCACAACCAATACTCTTTTGAATCCCCGGTTAATAATGAGATCAATCATGATTTTGGTTTTACCACTGCCTGGTTTAGTATAAAGGGCTGCGGCATCTTTTTCATACAAATATGCCAAAGCCTTGAGTTGATGTTCCCAAGGCTTTGTCATCATTTGGAATCCATTATAGGTTGTCATGAAATACATCAACCCAGCCATCGATGAAGACAATTTCATTTGGGTATGCCTCATGAACCGTCCCATCTGCATACTCAACCAGTCCTACCGTTATTTGTTTTCCATTGGCTGAGTTGCTGACCCATTTATGAAACAGGCCTCTGGTTTTTCTAACCATACACGGTCTCAGCCTGTCCTCTATTTGAATAATGACTTTAGAATTTGCCATAGTCCTCTGCCTTTCTGTAAGGAGCTTCAAACCAAGAACCGTCTGTATGCAGCCAGCTCATTTCATAATGTGGCCAAGGTTTACTGAATAATTCTTTCAGAAATTCCAAGCTGTAAACCACTCCTACAGCACAGCCAGCATTTTTCCACTTCCTCAGCTCAATCAGTTGCTTTTTGCTTGGCTGATACCCGGTATCTTTACTCTTGAGCTCAATTTTGAACATGCGGCCTTGAAAACATCCATTTATATCTGGTCTACCAGATTGATTAGCATTACCTGATACATTCTCAGCTTTACAACCAGGCAAGCTATTCAGATATTCAAGTGCCGTTGATTGAAAATTGGTTTCCAGTCCCATCAGAAGAAATCATGATTGACAATCACAAAGTTGTCATCAAAGTTCACTGTCCCCATACGGTCATCAATGTACATCGTAGCAAATACCTTTCTGGCATCCCAACCAAGAGCTTTGACTTCTGGAATGTTGTCGTTGACCGCATCAAAAGTAAGACCACACTTTTCACAGAACTGAACAGCATCATCCAGCACTTTGCCGGTTCTACTGGTCCATAGGATGAGTTTTGCGCCTTTTGACCTGGCTCTCAAAGCAGCACCCCAAACAGCCGGGTTAATATCACCAATCTCTGGGAACTTGTTTTTAACCAGTGTTCCATCAAAATCTATGGCAATAATTGTAGGAAGCATTCCTTCTTTATCTTTGTCTTGTACACTCATTTTCTTATCAAATCCTTTTCCATATGTGTAGTTACCCAAACCCTGATCCATCCTTGGTGGTCAGTTTTGGATTTTCGTACTAAATGTGGATATGCGCTGCTGTACTTATCGAGCACCAGCTCTCTGAGGATTGCTATGTCCTTGGCTGTAGTCATAGGGAGCTCAAGGTTAAAGTCCTCCCTGGCCCAACGAGAAACAGGTTCTCCCATCTCATTTCTTTCAAGATCAAATTCTGTCAAATACCTGAGATATGTGCTGGCGGGAGCATAACAAAGATGCTCCCAGACCAGTTTGTCCTTATTCTCGTCAAGCACTTTCAATATGAACTTGATCAGATTGTCTCTCATGTTGTTGCCGGAGTTGCGGCTGCGATATTCTTCATTGCAGCCTCATAGTCCCTTTGGTACATATGAAGAGAGCCGGCATAGTGAGTATAGGAACCTACATATACACCCAGCTCCATGGCCATCTTCATTTGAAGGAAGCAAAAGCTGAACATATCATAGGGTACACCCATCCATATGTCATTGGATCTCATATGAACCGACAGATGGAGCTGTTCATCCCTCAGGAAGAACTGCAAATATACCGTGCACGGAGTATCTTTGGTTGGTACATTGCTTGCGTTTTTGATGTGAATAACCGCTTGCCGGGTATTGGGATCCTTCTGGAGCAGCCCTTTGACATACTCCCATTGATCAAACCCAAACATCTGCTGAATACGGTATCCATATGCGGAGTTGTTGGTCACTCCGTCATCAGAGATATCAACCCACTTTTTAGCAAACCGGGAAATATCAGATACACGGTTGGATCCGGCCAGGTACCAGGCAAGCTCACCTACAGCATATCGCATAGGCATCTTGCGAATCGGGCTGGTAACAATGCTGCGAGTAGGATCCTCAACACACAGAACCGCATCAAGCAGTTCACCAACCACGGCTCCATCACGGGAGGAATCAGTAAATCCATTCTCAGCTTGCTCTTTCAGAGCACCAAAGGCTTCCTCCCATACATCGTTGACGGTTATACCAGTAAAAATATTGACCATATCAGCTTTCCTTTCTTTTGTGTTCGAATGGCTTGCAAACTCCGGTGTGAGTATTATACCAAATTACCGGGCAACGAGCATGTATGCATAGGTTTTTGTACTTCTTCAGAATAGACCGAATAGGAAGTGAAGTGACCTCACTCCGCTTGTATAGCCTGTGTCTGATAACTCTCTCAGGAGAGTACACATAGAACAGCTTTCCCCCGACTTCATTGAGATGGTTTTCAAGCTGTGCCAGATCAGCATAACTCAGCTTGCGCTCATCAGGTTTTTGATACACAAACTGTCCCCAAAAGGCTCTGTCCATGATGATGTTTTCTGAGACAGAACGGTCTATGATTTCACTGAACCAAGCCATATCATTGGGGGTTTCTCTGGTGGCATGAATTACTGTTGGTTTACACCCAGATAATTGGGACAACAAATCAACCAAGGTGCTTTTTCCACTGCCATCGCAGCCTTCAAGTACAATCAGCATTGATTTACTCCTCCAGGTTCAGATTATCCCATGTTGTGATACCGTTGGTCTCCCATGCCCTGGGAACCATTTTAGTCAGGGCTGGTTCTTTGACAGTGTTCTGAACCAGTTTATAATCCTTTTTGGTTGGGAGTTCCAGGTCTTCCTTGCCCAGCTTATCAGGCAGCAGCCCTTCTCTCATTGGAATATGATCACAAACGTTACATGGGAAAAACGTTCTATGGTGATGATACAGGATCCTTCTGGCTGCTTCATACTTTTCATGACGCCACAGATCATCAAAGGTTTGTATGTTCTCATCCATACAATTGGCAACCGGGAATTGACCACGGAAATCCTGGCAACACATAGCGACCCAGCCATCCCAACGGAATGACATTTCTCTGAAAATCCTGGAGCAACGCCGATCAGTATAGTCATCTCTGGGAGGCATACCAGCACCGCAGTGATTGGTGAGCTTGCGGCTGACACAGATTTCTTGCTCATCAATTGCCGGAATGATCAATAACCGATGCTTTTTGGGTTGCTTGTCGGCATACAGAGGAACTCCTTTTTTCATGACAAAGAAGTCCACGTGCGTGCCAGTGCTTTCCTCATAGTCATTCAGCAGAGCTTGAACTTCCTCACGATCAAACTTGCTATCTGAGTATTCATCCAGGGTAACATCATTGAGTCCCGCATCAAACATTTTACAGATAGCATTCAGATCTTTCCTGACTAAATAGCCGTTGTTCAGGATCTGAATCCAATGGCCAGGCAGTTCTTTTCTTATGAGCTTGACACACTCATAAAAGTGTGGATGGAGTGTATTTTCACCGTGACCTGCCAAAAGGATTCTGGGCTTGTACCCTGATTCCCTGATCAGTTCACACTCACGCTTCAGAACAGGTTTTTCAATGAAGTGTAGCTTTCTTTCAAAGCCATTCGAGCCACAAAAACTACACCTTCGGTTACAGCCTTGCACCAGCTCAATTTGAACGGTGTTTGGCTTGTAAAATGCTGAGTTCCGCATTATTGCTCCTTTCTACCACAGCTCAACTATTGGCTGAGACTTGTGTAACTTATGATATTTTACCCAGTCCACGTCACCAAACTTATATTGACCATCTGGAAATTTGAAGGTTTCACGCAAATAGTTCTTGATTTCCATCTGTTGTAAACCGTCATATTCCAGCTTATGAAGCCATCTGTTTTTATCCGGGTTATGGGGATCCCTCACGACAGAGGCCACTTGATCATCAATATAGTCATAGCAAAGACATGGGATATTGAAGCAGCTGTATCCGTTTTGAAGCACTTCAGCCACAAAACCAATATCATCTCCATGAAGATCAAAAGCTTCTGGCATGCGAATACCAGCTTTTTTGATCCCTTTCATGTTCAGAATTTTGGTCTGCCTGGGTGTTGGCCCTTTGTTGATATAATACTTGGCTTGAGCAAATTCTTTAGACTGTGAAAAATGCTGTTTGCGTATATTGCCCAGTAACACATCAGGGTGCTCCCGGAATACCTCACGTGCTATTTTACCTGCCAGCTGAAGAACTTTTTGCGGTATGAGTGGATCGCTGGCCTCGTCGGCAATTGTAGAGTGAGCACTACACCACTGACCAGTACGCTGACTGCGACGGTTAAACAAATAATGAAGATATGTGATATCATCATCCATATCCATAATACAGGCCAACTTGTTTTTTAGGGCATAATCCATAATGAATTGCCGTGTACTTCCTACTCCAGTGACTGTCCCTTTTGGTATAGTCACATAGTTCAGGTGTGGATTGGCTTTGCGATATGCTTTGTATTGTTCATCACGAACTACAATAAAAACCTTGTCAAGCCCTTCCTGGTTGAAATTACACAGCACTTTCTTGGCTATGACAAAATCAGGCCTATTATACGATGGAATGAATACCGTTGGCATATGCTTGACTGTTGAGCTATTCAGCAGCTCCAGCATTGTGCTCCTTTTCATCACAACCTCCTGTGCTTTTCTACTGTTTTCAAAAATGCTGACAGCATTTGATCCTTTTTCACTTTGGCTGAATTTACCCGAACCGAGTCAAAACCGGCATCAGCAAAATATTTCGCATTTCTCTCAACAGTTTCCCACTTTCCTCGCACGGCGTCTTCTTTGATGGGTTTTCCTCCATTCCGAGCATACACACGACTGATCGCAATTTCGACTGGAGGGAGGAGAGATACGATTATCACCTTCAGCCCTTTGTAGGCACTTTCAACCTCATGAAATAAGTCAATGTAAGTTGACCGGATAGTGCTGGCCATAATACCTTCCATGAGCACATCATATTCAGGGAATAGATCCAGTGCCGCATATAAGGTCATCCGGGTGATTTCATTATTCTTCAGGGTATCCAGGCCTCCGGTCTTGTTGAAATAAGTTCCCAGGGCAACCCACTCATATGTTGGGAAAACCGTCAAAGCACTGATTTTCTTGCCATCACTACCAATCAACTCTTGAACAAACATTTCAGGGTCATCCATCATTGACATCGGTATGGTTGACTTGCCGGCACCGTTACAACCTCGGATGTTCACCAGTACACGTTTCATTCCTTGTCCCCCATAAGGGTGCCAGTGGTCAAGAATATTTTACATCGTTCATTACGAATACCATCCCAACCACCAACCTCACCCCTGAGATTATCAGGACAAACCTGGGATCTGTAATTCCAAATATTGACATTACAGTGCTTTTTTAGGAGCTTTGCTGTTGCTGTACACTCCTCCAGTTGTCGGTCAGCATAATAACCCAAGTATCTGGTGCCTTTGAACAGTTTACGAAATGCGCACAGGGTAGATTCTATAATAATCTTGGGCTGATTGTACCGTTTGACCAAGTTGTCAACGGTTTTATTGTACAGTGGAATATCATAGGGTGCGCCGCAAACCGCTTGCTCATCCAGCCCCAACAAGTGCGCCATGCCCTCAGGCACGGTTTTACCACAATTTTTCCAATCTAAATTGTCAGGATCTTGATAAAGCCCAGGCAATAAACCATACAGAGCATCAAAGAATAGGTATGCTCCCATAGGACCAAAATACTTCCATTTTTTAGTGATTTCTTTATAGGTTGTATCAAAACCTTGGTTGAGTAATGGAAGCAAGTATTTACATAGATTTCCCTGAGATACTTTGTACAGACTACGAATAGCTGGAATGACTTGATCGTTGTTTTTCAGATACCGTTTATCAGATTGAAACCAAAGTTCAGCCTTGTAATCAGACCAAAATGACTTGATTTTACCGGGTGAGATAGCAGCCAATGAAGGGAATTCAGTTGCCAAACGAATCACCGTGGTACAGGAATATGACAAACCATATAGATATGCCATCCAAAGCCTGGTTTCTGCATCTGCGAGGTAATCATTAGCAAACGGAATCAGCAAGTTATAATCCATGGCACCATCAACATAGTCTGTATTTACAGGACTGATCAGCTCCTTGAATATTTTATGCCGGAGCTTGATAGAATCATTGGGTATGCCAAAATCAATCATTGTTTCACATCCTTTACAGGGGAGAGGCGTGACCTCTCCCCATTACCATGGTAGATACTCAGGAGGCCAATCACGACTTCAGTCGTCGTCATCCTCCCAGTCATCATCGTCATCCTCATCCTCCTCAACCTTTTTCTTGGTTTTGGCAGGAGCTTTCTTGGCCGGAGGAGCTTTCTTGGCGGTCTTTCTGGGCTTGGGCTCTTCCTCCTCTTCTTCATCTTCATCGTCCTCATCATCCTCATCGTCTTCTTCAACGACAGGTTTGGACTTTTTGACAGGCTTGGCCGGAGCTTTCTTTGCCGGCTTGCGAGGAGCTTCCTCTTCTTCCTCCTCGTCCTCTTCCTCATCTTCTTCCTCTTCGTCCTCATCATCTTCAGGCTTGATATAGGAAGAGATCTTGGCACGTTTCTGGCCGTTGTACTCGTCATGGATGACGTCAATGACACAAACCTTGCCCTCGAGCTTGTCAAGGTCAATGCTCAGCTTGCCATTGGCCTTCATGCCCACAGCTTCCAGGAATCCCTTGAGCTTCCACAGGGCTTTTTCGGTCAGGCTGAAGGTTTCAAACACGGCGCAGCCTTTGGCTGAACCCTTGATGACCTCAAACCTGGCTTTCAGGCAGTCATCGCCACTTCCCTGAACAGTGCCTTCCTCAATTGAGGAGAGCTTTGCCAGCCACTCACCTTCCGGGCAACGAGTATAGGACTCTACTCCCGTCATATCAAGTTTCACACGTCTTGCCATTTGTATATCCTCCTTATTATTTCACAGCCAACTGGCTGAGATTTACTCTTCAAGGCCAATAGCCTTTGCAATTTTGTCAAACGTAGGATTGATGATTCTTGAAGGAACCTCAATCGTTGGGTCAATCTGTAGCTTGGTCCAATAATAAGGATTTGGACCAATATCAGCTGCATATTTGACTATGGTTTTGGTTGTGTTGCCTTTGGTGACTTCCTTTGAAATTCTGGTGGTGTGGATACCATAATTGGCCATACCCTCAAGATATGTCCTGGCACCCTTAGAGACAGACGGACGCACATCAGGCGCAATCTCATCTTCCAGGCCTTCAATTGAATCCATACTCTCATGACAGGTCAAAACCACGTGCCGGGTGTTTGCCAATTTATGGGTCATCTTGATAACCTCTTCTTGCTCAGTTTTGAGGTCACCCCAACTTTGTTGGGTCATCTTTTTACTTTTGCTTATGATCTTCTCATCAATCCATTCATTGACAACCATGGAAAAGGTATCAAATACAATTGTAGCATACTTCTTGTTTCTTTGAAGCTCCTTACACAGGCTCTTCAATTCTTCAATGTTCTGAATACGAACCGCATCAATACCTTCCTGTTTGGCTATGGTATTGGCACCATCATCACCAATCTGAACATACAAAAGAGGCTTGGGAAAGGTTGAGGACAGCCAGGTTTTACCGCTATTTGATTTGCCCCAAATCACCCACAGCTTTCGTTGACCAAGTTCAGAAATACTCACCACTTTGTCCAAAACAGCCATTACTCTCACCCCTTTTCTGATTTGTCTTCAAAGTCCCTTGCTATGATATACTCAGTATCACCGCCAGTCATTTCAGAATAGCAGATATCCCGGTATGGGCACCAGCTACAATCTCGTGTGACATTCTTTGTCTTATTGCTTTCCCCAAAGCGGACAATTTGTTTGGCAGTGTACATATACCCATCCCAGATAGTCTCAACCATAGCCGGATCAATATCAAGCTCAACTTGGAAGAAGAACTCAGAAATGTTTGAGGCATATCTCTCACCCTTGGCAAGGATTTCAGGATCAAGGATGTTCCGTTCTTTGCAAGCCCTTCGCCAGCTCATGGGTGTTATTTTGGTTGAGGCTGCTTCTGAAAACCGCTTTGTCTTGTCAAGCCAAATAGGCTCACTGGCCGGAACTGATTTGATGTAGTCCCATTTTACCTTGTCAGGTAAAATACCCTTCAAAAAATAAGCTGCCTTGGCATACAAGCACTTTTGAGGGTTCATAACCAGGAAATCCATGCTGGGCTTGTTTGAAAAGGTTTTGTGTTCACCAACAATAATTGATTTCACACCTTGGTGTTTCAGCAGATACAGCTCATCAATCTTACCAACAAACACAATTGGCTCATCCTTGACTTTGCCAACCTCAAATTCAAACTCTTTTTCAGTAACTTGAGGCTGTCTCACATCACGGTACACCTGTCTGTAGTCCTTGAAAATAGTAAACAGATCCTGAACATAGTTATCTCCAAGATCTGTTTGGTATGAAGGAGGTAACTCATAGAACGTGTCCTTGATGTTTTGTTTGGCCTCTTTTAGAGCAGCCGGGTCATTCCGCAGCTCCAACAACTTATGAAAGTCAGTGCCAAAATACAGAGGACGTTCAGGTTTTTTCTTCTCAAGGCCTCTCACATACCGCAGCCAATGTTGGTATGGACAGTGTAGATAGGTACTTTCCCTTGAGTAACTGATGTATATCTTGTCTCACCTCCCTGTTCAGTATTTAATTTGAGCCTGGGGACAGCTCTGGCTGAGGCGGCAGGATTCGAACCTGCGAATGACGGAGTCAAAGTCCGCTGTGTTACCGCTTCACCACGCCTCAATATAAAAGAGACGACCGCCTTTCCATTATGACTACGGCTCCTGCGGAGTGGATAGTCACACCACCCATCAATGTGTCATACTTTACACAATGCAAGCGGAGTCGGTTGGACTCGAACCAACAATCATCGTCTCTTGTGGGTATAAAATACTGCGGCTGTTCGTCATAGGGCTTGACCAAAGCCAGGGAGATAGGAGGTTCTCCTCAGATACAGCCGCAGCATTATTCAGGAATTATTCGTCGACTTCCTCAAAGTCGTCATCGTCGTCTTCATCTTCCTCGACGACCTTCTTGGCAGGCTTCTTGGCAGGAGCAGCCTTTTTGGCAGGTTTCTTTGCCGGCTTGACAGGCTCTTCGTCCTCATCCTCGTCTTCGTCTACTTCCTCATCCTCGTCTTCCTCAACGGGAGCAGGCTTTTTGGCAGCTTTCTTGGCCGCAGCTTTCTTGCTGGCACCACGGGTAGAAGGAGCAACAAAGCTACCATCATCCTCCATAACGGAGTTGGCATACTTTTCCTTGCCCTCTTCGACGTTGACCTGACGACCAGTCTTGCGGTCGAAAATCATCTCATCACCGTTCTTCTTGTTGACGGTAATGGTCTTCTTGGTAGCAGAGGCAACCTCAAAGACACCGAGCTTGATTCCGGTGAATCCCTTCACGATCACCTTATCGCCCTTTTTAGATTCGATCATTGTAAATTCTCCTTTCATTGTTAGAGGTTCAAACCTCATTTACAGCGGTTATTCTACTATACATTTTGCAAAAAGTAAAGGCTCATTTTTGACGATTTTCTTGTAGAAATACCAATCACATGTATGTTATTCGCTGAAGATCTCAATAAATCTCACTTTTTCGTTAATTTAGTGAGTGCCCCAGGGACCCCATCCTATATCAACATCAAGAGGCACCCTGAGCTCAACATCAAAGTCATCAAGAACTTTGGGGTGAAGCATAATCCGGCGAATCGTTTCATCAACAAAATCCTTATCCTCTACTCGACATTCTCCAATTATTGAGTCATGTACCGTGGCACCAATCCAAGCAATCCCCTTCAATTCCTTATTGATCTGAGTCACTGCTGAAATCAGCAGGTCAGAGCCTGAGCCTTGAACCGGAGTATTGATGGCTCGTCTGGCAGCACTGGCACGTTCCCATTTATTGTCAGAGTAGATCAAAGGCAATCTGCGGAACCGCCCAAACATGTTATAGATTCCACCCTGCAGCTCACAAAGTTGCTCTTGTTCAGCATGCCATGGTAATAGGCGAGAATACTTGGCAAAAAACAGATTTCTGATATGTTCAGCTTCATTTTGTGTAAACGTTTGACCATAGCTATTCAAAGCATATTTGACGAATTTTTTGGCTTGCATACCGTATAAAAAGCCAAAATTGACTGCCTTTGCCTTGCCACGTTCTTCCTTGGTCGGTTCTCGTCCATTGGTGAACAACTTTGCGGTTTCTGTGTGTATATCACCGTTTTCATGATATATCCTCAGCATGGTTTTATCATTGGCATAATGCGCAGCTATGCGCAGCTCCAGCTGTGAATAATCAGCTTCAAAAAGGATCATACCAGGCGCACCACTGAACAAACCACGGATATCCTTGGTGCGGGGAACCTGCTGAAGATTGGGGTTGTTACAGCTGGTTCGACCGGAAACAACATTGGTCAGGTTGAAGCTGGGGTGAATCCTGCTTTCATAGCAATCGTCTTCCCAACGATTGAGAAACATCTTGTTACGAGTGGCAACGTCTTTGTATTGAAGCAGTAATTTTGGCAGCTCATAACCTTTCATTGATAAGTCACGCAAAACCTCAGCCGAAGTGGAGGGAGCACCCTTTTCAGTCTTGACAATAATGGGCATTTTCTCTTTGTTGAAAAAGGCATCAGCAACCTGGGCAGAACTATTCCAATTGATGTCATAGTGCTTTTTGAGTTGTTTCAAAAGCGTGGCCTCTTCCTGGGCATACTTGTGCTTGACCGTTTTCATGGCATCCAAGTCAAGGTATAAACCATTGCGCTCTATGTCTCGGTATGTTCTGTATGCTGGCCGAAGCAGCTTTTGGTACACTTTCATTTGTTGCCCGGTCATATTGTTCATGAAGTACTGGAATAATTCCCAGGTATATTTGACGTCCAGCTTGAGGTATGGCACCACCGTTTGCTCAGAACCACTCAGCTTTTCCTTTTTTGAAATATCCCAGTCAGGAACACCCAAATAGGCTTGAGCCATTTTCTTCAAACCGTGTTCTGCTACAAGATCAAAAGCTGTACCCATCAACATAACGTCCTCACTGATGGGCAGCTTTGTACTCAGGTGATGCTCAAGAAACAAGGTATCAAATTTCCCATTTTGAAACACCGTTTTAACCTTGTGATCCTTGAGCTTCATAGTGAGCTTTTTGAACCGGGTTATGGACTCAGGGTCAGAACCGTTATAGATCAGGATTTTGGACAGGTCTTCATCTACATTATGAGCAAGCCCTACACCAATCCAAGTGATTTTATCCTTGTATCTGTTTAACCCAGTGGTCTCAATATCAATTGTGGCATATTGGTAGCTCATTCGGTTCCTCCCAGGGTTGAGCGATAGTTGCCTTCCCCATCAAATAGCTCATCATACCAAGCCTCAATATCAATCCCTTTTTCTTTGAGCTTCAGACGTTCCGGATACAGATCATCAATGTCATAAAACTTCCTCATATTGAGATGCTCTTCAAACAGCTCATTGTAAAACTTTTTGAGCCGTTGTTTGCCCCAACCATACCTGTTATAGAGAGTCCAAATAGCACAAGTATCCAGATCCATAGCAAGAACCTTTTCTCTTTCCAGGAGGTTCTTGTGAATTTCAGCCATCATGATCTCTTTGCCATGTCCGGACATAACCGCATTTGCCATTTCTCTGGGTGTTACAGTGTAATGGGGTTCAGCCTTGGGGATTTCTCCCTTGCGTTCCAAAGCCCTTCTCTGTTTACGGTTCATCGACGTTCACCATCTTTACAATAATAATCTGGTCTGCGCTTGGCCTTGTCAAGACTACAGGCATAGAAAGTTGCTCCCTTGATTGCTCCTCTCTTTCTGTATTTCTTGTAATATCGGCATTCATAGCACCGGGTGACCTTTTCAATGTTTTCATCAGTCAAGTCCTTGTAAAGCCAACCCAAGAGCTTGGTCATTGAATTGACCAAGTCCTTGATTTTGACAACATTACCGTCAACGTCAAACGTTGCTCTTGGGTGCTCTTTATCATACGATTTCAGTATGTCTATCACTGTAGCAAACATCACTGATATCTTCATTTGAGTTCCTCCAGGGTTTTGATTATTGCGATCAAATCATCAATAAACAGCTTTTCTCGCTGTCCATTTTTTCTCAACTCAACCATCAAGCCTTTACTGGTTTGAATAGGTTTCATCAGATGATCTTCCCGGTTTTTGACATGGCCTTCAAAGTCAATCCAATACAGGCCTTCATAGCTTGGTATGGGATAAAACTCACTCATCTTTCTTCCCCCTCAGCTTCAATCCACACCACAGGTATTCTCTTGTCTTTGGGTCTCTTATTTCCTTGAAGCCCTGGGCTCTGATATTCCTCATGAATGAGTGCTTCTTGCTGCTCTCCCGACCGTTATCAATGCAGAATCGGCAATAGGCTTCATACAAAGCAGTTTTGTCCATGTAATAATCCTCACCGATCTTGCACTTTTTAGCAATAAAGGCATGTATGCTATCGGAATCCTGTCGCAATGATTCTACATACTTATCACTGCTGGATGTCCTGGGGATTTCACGCACAGGCAATAGGTGTAGCAAGTATGGTATAATTTCAGTTACACCTTCTTCACTGCAAAGCTCATTGACATAGTCATTATTCAAGAATAACTCAGTATTCATGAACAGTATCCTCATACGTTTGTAGAATGCGTTGGATTTTTCCTCCAACTGTAAAGGCAACTGGTTGAATGAGAATATTAGTTTACAGAAAGGCACAAAGAAGAACGGTTCTTTCCCCTTGCGTTCATGCATGATTTGGTCACCGCCTGTGATCTTTTTGAGGTTTTCAATTGACGATAACGGAAGAGAAGAGTTATCTGCGCAGCTATTCAGCAAGCGGTTATACAGCTGGGCAGGATAAAACCGCATATTCAGTTCATGCATACTCAAGGACGATACATTTGATTTTCCAACAAGAGTTTCAAAAAACCGTATCAGCACTGATTTACCTGTATTTGATTGACCACACAGAATCATAAAGGTTTTCAAGCCATAGTCCAATGTTAAGCAATAGGCCATATATTTCAACAGCATTTTAATATCTTCTTTGGGGAGTTTGGTCTTTTTGAAGAAATCATACAGCCGGGTTTCTGGGAATGGTACATACTCACCCACTGAATGAGGTATCTGAAGAGTCTGAAGATACTTGCTATCATGTGGTATGAGCTTCTTTTGTGTTATATCCCATACCCCATTTTGAAAGTTGATCAAATTGCGATCCCGGTTGAGTTCTGAAGCTGTTCTTTGTAGCCTGGTATCATCACAGATCAACCGAAAACATTCCATAATACGGTTTTGGGTGATTAAATTGTCAACAAGAATCATATCTTTTATGGTATTGCGAATATGACTACTTGATTCAACATATACTCCCTCTTTGTATTGGTAGCACTCCCCACCCAGTACAAAGACATCGCCACGATTTACAAAATAATCACATATTGCTCTGTGGTTTATATTGCTTGGTGTACCCTTTGAATTGTAGATCAAATAGGGGTTATCAAACTGTTGAGAAGCTTCATATTTTTCAGTATTCTCAACAATCTTATCAAGCTCCTTCTCCTCCATAGGGTCACCAAATATTATATCATTGATGACCCTTGCCATAGTTTGGATCTGCTCAGAAGTAGCACCCCTGTTTTTGTATGCCATAAGATGAGCAAACAAGGTTGCGTTCCTTCCGTCACCGTCCTTCAGCCCCAAAAGGCTTTCTTTGCGGTTAACCATTGGAGTGAACTCAGGAGGCAGCTCAGCAATCTCTCTACACCTGTTAAATGCTCTTCCCTCAGCTCCAAATGGTAGTAGCACATACCCCTTATTGGCACACCGAAAATCGCATTTAAGACCACAAGGAAGGATCATGCCCACTTTTTGAGGATACTCTTTGTTACACTTGAAATACAGATGTAAACCTTTGGGAGTTTTACAGATCAGGGTTTTTAGCTTCAGGCGTTTGACAACCTGCATAGCCTGTTCTTTGCCTTCATCGATATCAACAATGATATACCCAGAGCGAACCCACCAACCAATCTGTCCACCAGAAAATATGTGATCATCTGCGGCTTTTTGATTCACTATTGCGTTGTCAAGCCGTTTCTTGCCCATACAACGAACATAACTGTCTTGACCCACAAGAGCATCAAACTCGCTCAATCGCATTGGTTTACTCCTTGTCAAATAAACATTCTTGGGGGTTCAGTTCAACCTTGCGGTCTACCATTGTTTGGGCTTGGGATGAGGATTTGTTCAACCAGCGTTCCATCCGGCCGATTTTGGCCTCAATTCGTTCCCCAATCTCAACTGGAGTCAGGTCAAAGATATTTATGATGTGATCGAGCACGATAAGCACGTCAGCGACTTCGTCGATAGCCTTGCTGTGTAATTCCTTGCGGGCACGGTCAGGATCCTCGAATCGTGGAAATTTTGCGCATACGCACGACAGCTCATTCAACTCTTCAACTGAGATCAGTATCTGGGTTGTATCACCATAGGTATCCCTGGCTTTTTGGAGAAGGTTCCTGTGCTTTTGAGTAATGAACCTGCAAAAGTCCACAGTTATTCCTCCTCTTCACCATCAGGGTCTTCATCCTCCTGCTCATCTAACAGGTTGCTCCCCAGAATATCAGTCAAAACATACCGTTGCTGCATACGGTTCTGGCAACCGCAATGAGGGCAATCAAAGCTGTCCCAAATCACAGATTCTGTACCGGCAACAACAGCAACTATACCCAATTTTCCAGGTTCTTTGCTGACATAGTGCTCTTCAATGATCAGAGGGAAATCCCGGCCACACACCTTACAGGTTCCCATTCCTTTGATAGCTTTATCCATATTTGCCTCCTTATTTGTCTGTATGATCTTCACGCCAGTTGTCTATAAAGTAGCAGTCCACCCCATAGGTCTCAAAGATCTCTTGGGTCTCAGGGCTGATCTGAGCTGTCCCACCATAATACACGGTCTTAATACCAGCAGCAACAATAGCCTTTGCGCAGCTCTCACAGGGATACCGGGTAACATAGATGGTAGAGCCATCAATATCGTTGCCCATCTTGGCAGCCATGCAGATAGCATCAATTTCGCTATGGATTGCCCGGCAATCAGCCGGATTGCGGTGTTCCTTGCTATTATTGCCATACTTGGCAACCCTCAGGCATCCTCTCACACCACGACACAGATCAGGAATAGCCTGGTTTGCACCAAAAGACCGGATGGATCCGTTTTTAACAATGACAGATCCCACTGCCACTTTTCTACAGCCAGACATACAATCGGCATACTTGTATGCCATGTCTAAATACTGACTTGTAATCAACGTTTTCATATTATTCTCCTATTCTACTGTTGGCTTGTATTTTTTCCGGGGACGACCTGTTTCAGTCTTGGCACGGATATACTTGCTCAGTTCACAGAAGCAGTTCTCCAGGCTCATTACATTGAAACAACGGTCTTCCTCAGGGAGATCCCAAAAGATTTTCTTGCAGTCCCATTCCTTGCCAAGCACTTCATGAAACAGCCGTTCAAGGTTGTCTCTGACCCAAAAGATGCACTCTTCATAGGTCATACCGTCCTTGTCATCAAACAAGTAGTCCAGTCCCCAGCGACAACCTGGGCCAGCAATGGTAAACTCATTCTCAGAAAATGGAAACTCAGGTATATAGGTCATGTCCACGAACATTTGGTATCCCAAAAACCCACCAATGCCCATACAAGAGCTGAGGGTTTTGAATACATCTTGCTGGGTTTTGGCGGCTTTGATATCAGGGATCATAGTAGAGTCAAGAAGGTATTTGACAAAGCACATTACCCTCATCTCCATGCTATTATCTGGCGTATCTTCAGGAAGATACCATTTCAGAGCACGTTTCAAGCCTCCGGTGTTAAATGCCCCAGTGAAGAATACCCGATGAGGATCGTCCTCGAGAGCCTCCTCGAACAGATGCCGGTATTTTTCTGGATCCCAGTTCTTGTATTCACTGAAATGGATAGGCATACCAATGAGCTCAGAGGTTTGATGCTTGTTGAATAGCCGGAAAAGAATGCTGTTCAGCAGCTTGTCATCATAGGCCAAGTCAGGGTTGGTAGAGATATTTTTGATCAACCACTTGCTTTCCCGGTCGTGCTCACGGCGAATGTTGGTGAATCTGAACTCTTGAAGCACCGGATCCTTGGTCCAGGGTTGAGGCTTGCCCAATACATCTTTCTTCAAGTGTATGTTGTACCGTCTGTGAATAAAGTTGTACAGGTGCAGAAGGTTTTCCTCGTTTATCTTGGGATTTGCATTTTCTATGGCTTTTTTGCGAACGCCACAGAACAGCTTGTCAGCTGGTTTTGTTTTCATTGTTCCTCCTTTGGTTCAATCCAAGTAATGATTCTCCCGCATAACCAGCAGGTTGACAGGAGGCGAGGATCATTGTAGCATGCTTGGCATTTTTGACAATACCACCCACGCAATTTGCGATCATACCTGTATACCGTGGTGGAGTCAGCTATGCTCATTTCTCAAGCAGCTTTGAAGCTGCCATGTCAGCCGTATGAGTCCAAAGAACATTGGGGTATTTCTTGATTGCCATATCAAAGGCATCCCAATCGTCATGCTCATAAGCTCCCATGTGGTACCGGATACAAAGGGCTTCTTCCTCAGTGAGTTGAATCCATTGCTGAACCCTTATCAGAGATTCCGCTCCGTGTCCCCCATAGATGGGGTATTCTTTGTCAGGAGCCCAGGTGAACCCATCATTGGTACTATTCACAGCATACTTCCCGATTTTGCAAGCATCGTGGAATATGCCAACGAGGAGAGGACTTTCTGGTCTCATCCAGGGTTCAGTGAGCTGAGCACCTGTTAAGTAGCAAAGATAATTTGCCACGTTTAGACTGTGATCAAATAGGCCTCCTGCATAGGCACCATGATACTTTGTTGAAGCTGGTGCTCTGAAAAAGTCAGATGCCAACAAGGTATCCCAGGGGAAGAAGCTCTCACAGTCGTACTCCTTAACAAGTTCTCGCAATAGATTGGCACGCTGGCCGGGTGACCAACCAAAGGTATTTACAGACATTTCAGGGTTGATCATAGTGTTACCTCCTTTCGTGTAGGTGAGTACAATTATAAAGGTATTTCGCCGAAAAATAAAGAGCGGAAAAGGTGAGGTTGCTCCCGAAATTTTGTGCTTTTTCGGTCAATCTATTGGAGCAATCTCACCCCTGCGCACCCCTGCATAATATTTTAACTCGGAGAGCTCTCACCCTCCGAGTTTGTACTTATCAAGCCGGCAGGCTGCGCTTATCCATGGCACTTTTGCCATCTGAATATCCTGCATCATAAGCAGCCCTATCAAATCCGGTGTTCCGGGATCCAAACCGTTTGGCCTCTTTGGGGCTGAACCGTTCTTGGAACTCATCCTTGACGTCCTGCGGTGTGACAATCATCAGAGCTTTGCACTGCTTGTCCAGGCTTTCCTTTAGGCCAACTATGAAGCCTTTCCAATAGGTATTGGCAACGCCATGGGTGTTTCTGCCTGCCTTCCTGGCTTCACGCTCCAACTTCAGCCCTTTGCCATGGGATACTTTGTAGAGATAGTTGAAAACCTCAACGCAAGCATCAACATCACCCTCCCGGCCAAAGAAGTGGATGACCGGACCCATCAAGATGGGTTTGCAACGGAAGTTATCAGCAATGACCACGGCCAAATAGCTTCTGTATCCTTCATTGTTGGAGTGCGTGGCCTTCAGGAGCTTGTATGTAATCTTTTCTTCCCCAGAGAGATTGTTTATGTCTACATTGTACTTTGCAATGAGCCGTTGGGCCATAAGAGCCGCAGCCTGAGCTTCTTCCTCAGAAGGGTTGTTGCCGGACAGGGCCAGCAGCTTTTGGATCTTCTCAACGATTTTGTTCATGTCAGTCATTGTAGTACTCCTTTCTTATTGTGGGGCTGGCTGATTAGAACAGCCAGCCGTATGTCATACCGAGCTTGTTTGCGAACTTGGGGTTCTTGGCGTTGACCTGCTTCTCGGTCTTGGGATCAAACACCAGCAGCTTGTTGTCCTTGGTCCATACATTCAGGGTTCCTTCAGAGTTCTTGGTAGCCTGGAACAGACCGATCTTCATTCCGGTGAAAGCCTTGACCTCAACGATGTAGGGAACTTCGTTGCACTTGCTGTACCAACGCTTGAGAGTGCTGGGGGAAACGAACTTGTCATCAGTGCGCTTATCCATGGGAACCATGCAGATCTTATCACCCATCGTGATCATATCATTGAGAACGTAGAACTTATTGTCCCGAGTGTTGCGGTATACAGTAGCAGTAATCATTGTTGTATTCCTCCTTGTAATTGTTCAGGCTTTGTCAGCAGCCAGGATTTTGTTGATGCGGTTCTGGATAACTCTGTCAGATGCTCCTACTTTGATGGTCTCACAGGCCACGATATCTCTGTTCTGAATCAGGGACAGCCAAACAGTGTTACGGTCATCGTTCTCGTACACAGAGATGTAGCTCTTGTCGCCCAGCTTGTAATATGCAACTGTGCTCTTGTCAGTCTTGGCTCCGACCATCTCAGCTACTCTCATGAAGGTCTTTCTCAGCTCTGTTACGTCTCTCTTCATCTTGGTTTCCTCCTCAAGTGTGGGGTGTACCCCTGTTTCAACCTTACAAGTACATCATACTCTCTTTCTTTCAAAAAGTAAAGTTGATGTTTACAAGTATAAAGTAAAGAAACCAACCGATTTACAACAGAATCAGTTGGTTTCTTGTTTGTAAAGTTACCAAAACTTGAGATTTTGAGAAAAATTCAAGAAATTTACAAATTTTGAAAAAATTTTCTCAATCGTCTTTTGCCTTGGATTTATTGGCGTTTCGTTCAATTATGGTTGTAGGCTGTATTGGAGAAAGGATAAGTTGACCGCTGTCCATCACAATAACGGCTCTTGTCCTGCGGCCAAATGTTGAGTCAATGGCCAGTCCCTTGTCTTTGGCCTCTTGTATCATACGCTTGACAGGAGCTGACTCAGGGCTCACGACTGCGATAATCCGGCTGGCTGATACAAAATTTCCCAGCCCTATGCTCAAGGCTTCCATTTATTGCTCCATTCTAAACGTATGAATCCTATCAGACGTGGGATCAATAATGCCCTGGTCTTGAAGGATTGCTTCAACTTCAGGCTCACCAAAGAACTGATCAAAGAAATTGTCCTCTATCCACAAAGAATTGTCAAGGTCTACTCCGGTATCAATCAGAGCTACAACCAGCCCACATTCTTTGAGCTTGTACAGCTCCCGGCGAATTGGCTGCTTCCGGCCAGCCTGAGTAATAAACCAGCACTCACAACTGATTGTATCGCAGATGTCCCTGGTATCTTCCAGCACTTGGAAATTAAAGGTTGTTTTCATCATGTACCTCCTTGTCAGGCTTCCATAAGAAGCTGCGGATAGATCAATCGAGCATCATCCATAGACAGAGCAGATTTCCCCAAGATTGAGTATTCCTTCACCAAGCTGGGCTCATCCTCAACCCGGTTCGGCGTTTGTACCTTGATCAGATACAAGCTGCCTTTGATGGTACGGATCACCATATTGTACCCCAAGGTCTTGATTGCCACCTTGTAAGATCCCCTGGCAGAGTTCAGGTTGGCATAGGTTCCTGCTGATAACACCATCAGCTGGTCTTCACTGCGATGGAATGCTTCAACCACCGCTTGAACCGTGTTTCTCATGTATATACCTCCTCAATTGTGATTTCAACGGTGTAGGGAGCAATGGGAATACAGGATTGAACCCTGTGATTCCCATGCTTTTGGTACAGGCCAATCAGAAAGTCATGCGGGTGACCCTTCAAGGCCAACTTGCCTTTTGAGTCATGGACCAGGACACTCACATAACCGGGGAACACCCCCATCAGCTCAGATAATGTCATACTCAATACCTCCAGTGTTGTGTGATTAGCAGCGAACATCGAGGGTGATGTTCTTGCCAGACTTGTTGGTTCTGCTCAGCTCCACCTTGTAATAACGCTCATTGTACTTATTAGTGAAGTTATTCCACAAGGTGATGCGCTGGATGTTAACGATCTCGCTGGCCTTGACACCCTTGAGGCCCTTCTGCTTGCGTACAAGGGCGAGGATGGGGCGAGTGTAACGCTTGAGATCAACATCTTCAAATTTGCTGGCATGGTTCTGGCAACGCTCAAGCCACTTCTTGTTCATGGCCTCAGCTTCTTCAATGGTGACGAAATAGTTTTTGGTGATCTTCACAAATTCCTGGGTCCAGGTTGCCTCAAACTTGTTGAGCCACAGGGTGTTCCAGGTATCCAGGGGACGCATGTTGCTGGTATCTTCAGTGTAGTGACCAAACCAGATCACATAGTGATCAGTGTAGATTCCATCAGTGTAGGAGCTCTTGGTCTCCATGACCAGCGCATAGAAGCGGTTGTTCTTTTTGAAGATGATCTTACCAACCTCACCCTGAGAACCAGCCATGCCAGCCAGGTCAACAACATAACCCTTGCGGATCAGTTCGGCGGTCTTGTCGGAAAAGATCTTGTTGAGCTCTTCAGCGGTCCAGGAGGTCTTGAGATCAACGGGAGCGGTGTTGCGGTTGTATGCTGCCTTGAAGGCTTCAGCCAGGGAGCATCCGGTCTCACGACGGATCTGATGAGCGAGGGTGCAGGCTTCCTTGGAGCTGATCTTGGTGTTGGTGTTCTTCATTGTTGTATCTCCTTTCAAGTGGTGGGCTGGTGCCCTTGTCATTTTCAACTTACAAGCATATCATACTACTATTTTTCTCAAAAGTAAAGTTGGGATTTACAACAATATAGTTACAAGATTCAACGAGTTTCAACAAAATCGTCTGCTTTTATTGTAACAGAGTTATCAAAATTGTGAATTTTGACAAAAATTCAAGAAATTTTACAAAATTAAATTAATTTTCGGACATCCTCCAAAGTGGGCAAAACCTTGTAAAACTTGTACTTTCCATTGGGTTCTACCTTGAATACACGCCAGCCTCGGCCTTGATTTTTCTTTGCATAGAATCTAAAATCTTCGGTGATGTAGATCAGGCTTTTGGGGTCATTGTTGGTTTGTATTTTGTGCAGAATCATTTTTGCCCTCCATAGCAACCCATGAACCATCCGTTGAGACATAAGTGAGAGGGACATGGTTTTTGTACACCCGGCGAACCGGAATCTCATGAGTTGTAAATCTTTGACCACAATCAAGACAAGCATATCTGCGGCGTCTAATTGCCCCAGATTGCTTGCTTTCCTTGATACCGTTATTCTCACTCCCACAGTATGGGCATTTCATGAGTCTTTACCTCCCGTCTCAACCAATTCAGCCAAGTGGATTCCATATAACTGGTTTTAACAGACAAGATCTTGGCTATTTCTTCATCTGTAGAGAGCCGGATCTTGTCACCGTTGTTTTCTGGGTTGCTATTGTTTATCAGCTTCATAAGTGGGCAATTTTCATGCCGTTTTTTGGCGTCCCAGTAGCTCATGTGAACAGGAACTACATCACAAATAACTTCGTCATCATAGTCAGGGGCAAACTGGTATACATCTGAAAATGGACAACCTGTACAAGAATCAGGTATTTCTACAATCACTTTCATTACTCACCCTCCTCAGCCGGGATAACAGTTTTCTGTTCATCGATCCATTCAATAAGGACTTTTTCCCAGTATTCACTACAGACCATTTTTGTTTTCATTACATCCGCATCGATCAACCGACCATGCGGAGGAACTTCAACGGCTATTGCTGTTTCATGATACATGAACGTAACAGTTCCATCAGGCGACAGAATCATCAGCGTATCTTCTTTCGGCATCTTCATGCCTCTTATAAGCAATTCACTCATTTGCTACATCTCCATGAAATCACTTCACCTACTGTAAGAATGGCCACTATCAGCATTGTAGTGTCATTTGGTAGATCCAAATTTTGCTTGGCACAAAACCACATAATCAACAAACTCACAATATAGTATAATACAAAGCTCATGTTTCCTCCTTGCTGGCCGGAATAACAACCTCAACCTTGGATATGTCAATCAACGGTCCGTGTGTACCCAGGTCAACCAGAGGACAAAGGTCAGAGCGATCAGTTACACCCGCAAAGGCATACCCGGATACAAACGGACAAGTGTACAGCCCATAGTCAGCTCTGTGTTTAACCGGGCAAACGGAGCAATTATCAGGGATCTGGAATCCTTTGATCAATGTATCAGCCATGTATGTTACCTCACTTTCCATACCACCAATATTTGGTGTAAGCATTTGTATACAAGTCATTCCTTGCGATGATTTTTGTGCCCTCCCGGTTGAAGAAGGTCAGGGCTGTAGTAAAGTCATCAGGATAGATTCCCTTCAAGTAGTCTGTGGCAACTTTGCGGCAAAGCTCTGTGTATTGGTTTTGTACAGCGTGACCAACAACTTGACCTTCCCAAGCATTGGTCTTCTCAGTGATTTCTTTGGGGGTTTTACCAAACTCAGTACTGCTCTTGGCGTGTCTTGCGCACCAGACCCAGGCTATGGTCATCTGACCTTCCTCACCAACGCCGAAGTCCATCGCATAGGTTGATACCACTTCATCCATGTTTGTAGCCAGTTCCTCAACCATAGCCTTGAATGACGCATCATCGGTGAGGGGTGCAGTTTTCTTCTCAAAAGTTTCAGGATCGATGTTATGGTCCAATAGGGTTTGACGAAACTCAGCCTTGAGGTCAGCCGTCACTCTTTGGGTGACTTCCTCTGTCACGTCGACGGTTGTGTTATGCCGGCTGATAGCTGATACAGCCAGAGTCCAAAATACAAGAAGAAGGACTCCTCCCAACAGTAGAGCGTGCTTCTTGAAGAACATACGGATCCACTCATTGGCGCAAAGGGCTTGCCAGAAGTCCTTCAGCTTGGATCCAATTTTGTTCAGTGCCTGGGTTGTGTTCATACATGTTCCTCCTTAGTTATAAATAGTATGGGTCTATGCTTCGATAGCCTCTTCGATGGAATTGGTCAGGTCTTCCAACGAAGAGACAATATCAGACAGGGTATCATAGGCGTCTTCCAGGGCTGTGGCCGCAGCCTCAGCACGCTCATAACGCTCAGAGCCAGACAGGGTTTCGGGGATGTTACAAAAGGCACTTTGTTCATCGTCATTGATTTCCTCAAGATCAGTCTGCTGATCCTCCAGCTGGGACTTGAGTTCTTCAATGGCTTCCAGGATTTTCTGGAGCTTCTTGCGGCGTGGTGCGTTCATTGGTTTCTCCTTCAATCAAACGGCAGTTCTTCATCAGGGTCATAGTCCATCGGGAATGCGGGGAGCGGATCCATCTCATCAAGTTCATTGGCATCTTCACAGCCGGGTTCCCACCAGCGGTTTGGCATTTCAGTCATTGTTGTTCCTCCTTATCTGAGTGTGATGACATACTCAACTTCGTTGTCAGCGTTCATGATCTGGAATTCACGCCAGTTGGCGTTGGCCTTGATGGTGCGGTTGCGCTTGATAACAGAGACAGGGGTCTTCGGGCCATCGGCTCCAAAGGAGGTCTCCATGTAGCCTTCAATGACATCATTGGTCTTGCGTGTAAAGGTGACTCTGGCAAACTGACTTGTGGTGAGCATCCCTTTGGTATCAAACTGGGTGATGGCTCTGGTGGTTTCCTTGTTGATGATCATCTCATTGATGACTTTCACGTGATTGTCACTTGCCTTGGAAATAGCAGTGAAAACATCGTCAAGGTTATAGGTCTGGTTGAGCTTCATGTGAATTCCTCCTTAGCTGTGGTGTAAGTTGAAGTGAGGTGGTCTTATCATAGCCCTTCAGGATCCTTCCCCCTCCGGAATCCCCCGACTTTTGGGTGCTGTACTCAGCCCACCCTCACGGCAGATCTCCCCTTTGCGGGACCTGCTTACTTCAGCCTTCAGTGGATTGCTCTACTTCAACTTACAGGCATATCATACTACTATTTTATTGAAAAGTAAAGCTGTGAAATTATGTAATAATATTACGATTTTATGTATATTTAGTGCTTTAATGTTGGTATTCAGCCTTGAAAGTTATCAAAATCGTGATTTTTTCGGAAAATTCACGAATTTTACCAAAATCATAAAAATTTTCGTGTTTTTCTTGAGGGTACATAATTCCGAAAAATAGGTTAAAACTGTACAAGGATTTCTTGAGGGCTTGGGCAAAATTTCGGGTCGAAAAATAGGCGTAAAAATGCGAAAACACACTTGAGGGTTCAAGGATTTTTACTTTGGGAGTAAACGAAAAATAGGCGCAAATTTACAAGGGTTTACAAGGACGATTACAAGACTATTTTTATCACTCCCTATACGGTCATAAACGAATATAGAGTGAGGAAGGGGTGAGAATAGCGAATTTATTGAGGGCTCAAAAATCGTAAAAATAGGTCGAAAAGTGCCAAGGATTTCTTGAAGGCTTGTGCGAAAAAATAGATCGAAAAATAGGCGCATTTTCGGTAAAGTGGTGTTGAGAGCTCAACGATTTTACTCGCAAAGGTAAACGAAAAAAAGGCGGAATTTTACAAGTAATTACAAGGGTGTTTACAAGACTATTTTTATTCTATATATTTTATACGAGAGAAAATTTATATAAATTTATAGTAAAATTATATAGAATAAATTATTATATAAAAAGTAGGGGAAGAAAAATAGGCGGATTTTTACAACAGATGAATGACCCAAGTTTTCACGTGAAAAAGTTACGAAACGCCCAAGCAACGGAAACACAGTGGGTAACTTCCCCTCAAGACTTTTTTCGCCTATTTTTATTTTCGTGAGATCGCCCAGGAAAATGAATATTTCGGCTTGTCGTCCGGGGTGCTATCCTTGAGCAAAATCGGGATCGGAATTTTTATCGATTGCCTGTAAAATTACCTATTTTTAGAACTATTTTACCCAAAATCCCGCCTATTTTTCGGATAAAAATCGGATTTTCGGTATTTTATTGTAAAAATTCGCTTTCAAGAGATCGGCGTTGCCGTCGTAGGGCGTGCCCCCTGGGCTCGAATGGAGGGAGCTATAACTTTCGAGGGTAAAATTATGTGATTTTCCTTGTTATTTTTCTGTTTTGAATAACTTTTGGGAGTAAAGGCTTTACTTTCTCGAGGAATCTATTATAATAAGGGTGATGAATCTAAGGAGAGGGTGCGCATGGCAAAGAAACAAATAACCGTTGATGCCCCAAAGCATCCTGTCATTCGGTACAGATTTGTTGATGATAGAACAGTCGTACTTGACCTGAGGGGAATCTTCAGTCCTCACAGTCCATTCAATGGCCGGATGAATCCCACCAAGGGTTCTCCAAAGCGGTTCATGAGCCCTGAGCATCTACAATGCATGGTAAATGAATATTTTGAGAGCTGTAATGGGCCACTGCTTGATCGCTATGGGAATCTTGTATACGACAAGGACGGCAAACTTGTAAAAACACAAGTAGAGCCTTGGACAGTGTCGGGGTTGGCGTTGTATTTGGGTATTTCAACGAATACTTTGAAAAAATACAGGCAGGGAAGGGTTGATACGCTGCTTGATGAAATGAGAGCAGAGACAGACGATTATATGACTTTTTCGTCGGTTGTGCTCAAGGCCAAGCAGAAGATTGAATCCTATGCTGAGAAACGGTTGTACGATCGTGATGGTCAACAGGGTGCTCGGTTTGTACTTGACAATGCTTTTGAATGGGTCAGCCGCAAAGAGCAGGCCGAAATTGACAAGATGATACAAGAAGGTGTCCTGAAGGCCAAGGAATTTGAGCTGAAGAAGAACCTACTTGACATAGATGGGGAAGATAATAGCCTCACTATTAATATTGTTCGGAAGGGTTCCGATGAGTAAAAACCTGTATGGATTGTTACAGTATCGTACAATTTCGTACAGTGAAAACAATATCCACAAGAAATTTGAGGTATTGTAACAATTTTGTACAGTGAAAACAATAACAGGGGGAAGGGTGCTGATGAATGATCCTCAAGAAGCCATCAAATTTTTCAGGGTTCAGTTGAATCGCAGCAAAATCAACCTCAAGGGAGCTCAAGACAGAGGGGATCAGCGAGCAGAAGCAAACATCCTCCACAAAATGAGCATATACCAGTACACCCTTGAGATCTTACAGAAGGAGGTCAAGACGTGAGAGAAATACATGCGGTATTCAGTCCCGGCCAGACGTTTGTTACTGTTGACAGCGTTTGGCAATATGACTCAGGTTGCAAGCTGTTCTTTGACGGTCTTGATCTCCCGGAGTATTATGAGGTGCACTTCAGCCATACCTTTACAGATCTGGCAGATGTGAACATCGGTGACTCCACAGGGGTACAGATTGATGACAAATTCCTTCGCAAGCACGGATACCTGTATGCCTGGGTTTACATTCTTGAGCCGGATACCGGGTACACCAAGTGCCAGGTGAAAATCCCGATTGCTGAAAGGGCTCAACCTCCGGAAGATCCACCTTCCCAAGAGCGGAAGGATGAAATGGCTCAGGCCATTGATGCCTTGAACACTCAGACAGGCAGAGCTGAGGCTTGGGCTGTAGGTCAACGTGATGGTGAAGACGTTCCTGAAGGTGATGAAACCTACCATAACAACTCCAAGTACTGGGCAGAAGAATCCCAACGGTTTTCACAAAACTCAGAGCAGAGTGCTACAAACTCAGCTGCATCAGCCCAAGCATCAGAAGAATCAAAAAATTCAGCTCAAGAGATAGTTCGTACAGCCGAAACTAATTTGGACAACCTGATCCGGGAAGCCGGAGCTGAGTTTAGTGAGCTGACAAGGAGATCTGAAGCAGCAGTAGAAAGTTCTGAAGCATCTGCTGGTAGGGCTTTGGATCAAGCCAATATTGCAACTGAGAAGGCAGCAGCTGCCAGTCAATCAGCCCAAGACGCAAATGAAGACAGGGTAGCAGCTCAAGAAGCTCAAGCTCAGGCAGCTGAATCAGCTACACGGTCTCAACAGAGCGAACAGGCTTCTTCTCAAAGTGAGCAGAATGCCTCAGGGTATGCAGATGCTGCTAATAGATCCGCTCAAGCCGCACAAGAAGCTGCTGGTAATGCCTATCAATCTGAACGAAACTCCGCTGAGTCAGAAACAGCCGCAAGGCTTTCAGCAGATGCAGCAAATGACAGTGCCTTATTGGCTGCTCAAGCCGAAGCCAATTCCGCAGCCAATGCTGAGCTTGCCGCACAGCATGTTTACGATATATCCGTTTCGGGTACAACGCTGGTTGTCACAGAAGCTCAGCATGGGTTTACAATGTCTGTTGTAGACAAGACGGTTGTAATAACTGAAGCATAAGGAGGGATGCAAAATGGCAGAAATTAATTCGTTTCAGATTGGTTCAGTCACCTATGATATGCGGGATGAACGGACCAAGCAAAACTTGGCAAGTGTCTTCTCAACCGGAGTTGCCTATGAGGCTGGTGACTATGCTGAATATGATACACAGCTGTATCAGTTCATAGTTGATCACCCGGCTGGGGCTTGGGATGCTTCTCAAGTTATGGCTGTAAACCTTGCTGCTGGAGTCAGTGAGGCTTTGAAGGGTGGAAAGAGTTCTTCAACAAAAGCACCTGTCATCATCAACAGCGCATCGGGTGATATTGCCAGCTTTGCGGATGGTGCAGACGGAATGCCTATCAAGAAGCTCGTTGGCATGATTGAGCCTATGCAAAGTGGCAGTGGCGATCCGTCTCCAGACAATGTCAGACCGATCAGTGGTTGGACAGGATGTGAAATCAATGTAACTGGTATTAATGCATATGATCTGAGTAAACTTGTTTTCACCAGTGGATATATGTTACAAAAGGACACCGGAGCCATAGTAAGCAATCAGTATTATAAGACCACTGTGCCATTTTATCCGTGTAAGCAATTAGCAGGAAGAACTATTATAACGAACATTATTGGTAGTTCGGCAAGCGGTAATTATCCGAGCTTTGCATTTTATACCGATGCTGTTGAAGGGACTTGCGTAGGGACATATGCACGTGGGCAGTCGGCTACTCTTATAATAAATGTTCCTGCTACTGCAAAATACATGAGAATAACAATGACCAGCGGTTCTGATATAAATACCAGATACATTCTTTTCGGGAATACCATACCAAGCCCTGTCCCAGAGTTTGGAACTACCCTCCCCATCAACTGGCAAACCGAAGCCGGAACCATCTATGGTGGAACGATCACACTGAATGAGGATGGATCAGTAGATGTGGTGTCTGACAGGGCAACAATTACGTTTGATGGGTCTGAAAACTGGAGTTTAACAGCTGTTGGAACACGCAATTTTAACGTGTATATTGATAGGATTTTTAAGTCTGCAAGGGCATCTCAACTGATTTCAGATATGTTCCGCTATCAGACAAGCGGGCAAGAAGATTTTGGATGGATGTGGCTTTACTCTAACACCGCATTGTCTATTGCTGATGGGAATAGTGTGTTTGCTACTGTTGCTGAGTTTAAAGCATGGGTTGCAGAACATAACTTCACAATATGTGGGTTGTTAGCCACTCCGCAAACTTACCACTTTGACAATATTGGACAGCTTTACACCTACTTCGGCACAAACAATATCTGGATCAACACCGGAACAATTACGGAATGTGACTACCCAGCCGACACCAAGCTCTACATTGACGGTCTGACAGCACCGGACGAAGATATGATCGCTGATGCGAATATCGCCAGCGGAAAGTATTTTGTCGTGAACAACCAACTTTATCTTTCAACTGCAGCTATTGCGGCAGGGGCAAGTATCATCCCAGGAACAAACTGCACCGCAACAAATATCGCAGCAGCTCTTAATGCTATCAATACTTAATGAAAAGGAGAATGAATCATGACCAGACAGATTTTCATTGTTGACGCACATATCGTTGACGCAAACGGCACTTTCAATTACATCTCCGGCTATCCCAAGACCTTTGACAGCAGAGGCTATGGCAACGACATCGACAAGACCCAGATTCGGGCCATCGGTGATGCTTCTGAGGCATTCGGTGCGATGTGCAAGGTTGACACTCGCCAGCTTCAAACCGTTGTTGTGATGACCGCAGACGGTTTTGTGGTAGACACCCGCACCATTGGAAAAATTGCTGATATTCCTGAACCAGCAGAGTAAAGAACACCAAAACCAAAGGTGGGATACTCTATGAACCAAGATGATTTAGATGCCTGGATCAATTGGTTGCTGGATACCCAATGCCGGGTATTTGTGTGAGGTATAACATGGAAATAGCAAATAACATGGCTCTCCTCTATGCTGATAAGCTCAAGAAAGGGCTTTGTACCTATGAGGACGTGCCTGAGACACTGAGAGAGGCTGTTGAAGCCCTTTTGGCTGGAGGTTGACCTATGATAATTGACAAGGAAGTCAATCCTCGCTTTGAGGATTTCCTGTGGGACTGGGATTACAAGACATATCTCCTTGTCGGTGGTTATGGGTCAAGCAAATCCTACCACATAGCACTCAAAATCATACTGAAGTGCCTCTCTGAAAAACGCAAGGTGCTGGTTGTACGTGAGGTATTTGATACCATCCGTGACTCTTGCTATGACTTGTTTGTTGAAATCCTTGACGAGTTTGATCTAATTGGGATCAGCAAGAATAAGGTCAGGTGTACAACCAGCCCAATGTCCATCCGTTTCCCCAATGGATCCCGTATCATCTTCAAAGGTATGGACAAGCCTACAAAGCTCAAGTCCATCAACGGTGTATCCATTGTCTGGCTGGAAGAGTGCAGTGAAATCAAGTATGCAGGCTACAAGGAATTATTGGGTCGTTTGAGACACCCGGAACTCAGCCTTCATTTCCTTCTGTCTACCAACCCTGTGGGCACGGAGAACTGGGTTTATACCCACTTCTTCAAGCGCATAGACGAGGAAGGGATTGAGCATGTAACTCTTGATGACAATGTGCTCTATAAACGGCGCACAATTATTAAAAATGGTGTATATTATCATCATAGTGTTGCAGATGACAACCTATTTCTGCCTCCCTCCTATATTGAGACATTAGATGACATGAAAAATTACGACCCAGACCTGTACAGGGTTGCCCGTCTTGGTCGTTTTGGTCTCAACGGTAAACGTGTTCTGCCTCAGTTTGAGGTTGCCCGGAGTCACAACGAGCTTATGCGAGTTGTTGATAGTATTCCCGCAAAGTACAAATTTAATGGTATGGACTTCGGGTTTGAAGAGTCCTACAACGCTGTGGTTCGAGTAGCAGTAGATGACCAGAAAAAATACCTTTACATCTATTGGGAATACTACAAGAACCACATGACAGATGATAAAACGGCAGTTGAGCTTGAAAAGGAAGGCATGGATCAGGTTCAAATTGTAGCTGACTCCGAGGATCCCAAAGCAATAAGGTTCTACCAGCAGTCAGGCTTCAGGATGAGGGGTTGCCACAAATATCCGGGTTCAAGACTGGCCAACACCCGCAAATGTAAACGGTTCCGCAAAATCATCTGTTCACCCAATTGTCCCAATACAATCAGGGAATTGTCCACCCTGATTTATGCCAAGGACAAAAATGAAAACTACATCTATGATGAGTTCAACATAGATCCACATACATTTAGTGCAATTTGGTATGCGCTTGATACTTATGAAGTGGCTGATATCAAGTACATACCCAGAAACAGCAGAAAAGGAGCAGCAGCATAATGGCCAAGGGAGCTACAATTATCAACAATCAATCCGTTGACTATGGTAAAAACCTGCGGATCCCACAGAATTTGGTGTACGCCGAACTTGATGGCCTGTATGGCTCCAATATTCTGCGGGATATGCAAGAAATCATCAACCTATATGATGTCTATGAAAAGGGAGCCGACTATACAACTGAGGCAAAGGACTACACCCCTGCCGACCTCAAGTTCAAGTATGCCAGAGCTATCCTTGACAAGGAGGCCAGGTTCCTCTTCTCTCGCACTCCAGACTTTTATGTGGACGTTGACCCAGGTGATACCAAAGCCCAAAAGGAAGCAGCAAAAAATGCCTCAGTAGTCTACCAAACCTTGGTTGACCGGGTATTGAAGACCAATCAATTCCCCAGGGCTTTACTTCAGGCGGCAAAGGACTGTTTTATTGGCAAGCGTGTCGCCCTGATGTATAACATCAACGAGGAGGCTGGCATGATTGGCATCAGTTTCCTGCCTTCTCTGGAGTTTGTATATGACGTTGATCCGGGTGACGTCAATAAGCTCACCAAAATCATTGCTTTTTATGGGCTGAACAATGAAACCAGCCGCACCAATCAGCGCATTTACAAAAAGAAGTATGAGCTGAAGAACGGCTTCTGCTACTACACCGAAGAGATCTATGACGGTCTTGGTCAAGTGGTTGAAACCATTTCCCCGGAAACACAGACCAAGTTCACCTTCATTCCGGCCTGGGTTATTATCAACGATGGCCTCACCGGAGATCTAATCGGTACATCCGAGATTGAGCTTCTCCAGGACTATGAGAGCTGGTACAGTAAAATGTCCGGCAGGGATCTGGATGCTGAGAATACAGGTATGAATCCTATTCGTTGGACCAGGGATATGTCTCCTGAGTCTACCAAGGATTTGTCTATTGCCGCAGGTGCTTTCTGGGATCTGTCAACGGATCAAAACTCCGCAGACGGTGTAACAGGTGAGGTTGGTGTTCTTGACTCACCTATGACATACACCGAAGCTCTGTCCACTACTCTGGATAGAATCAAGAATGCCATGTACGATCAAACGGCTGTCCCGAACGTCAGCCCTGAGGCACTCAAAGGTGTAGTGTCCAGTGGCAAAACCTTGAAAGCCATCTATTGGGATTTAATTGTCCGCTGCGATGAGAAAATGCTTGCCTGGCGTCCGGCATTGGAGTTCATGGCCAAGTGTATCATTGAGGGTTCACGCCTTTATCCGGGTGTGCTGAAGACCTATATTGATGATCCGCTCCCGGATGAGCCTTATGAGATCAGGGTTGATAATCAGTATTCTCTGCCTGAGGATGAACAGGAGGAGAAGCAAATTGACCTGTCTGAAGTGAATGCTCAGACAATGAGCAAACGCTCCTACATGAAGAAGTGGCGCAACCTCACCGATGAGGAGGCCGATGAGGAACTGCAGCAGATCGCTCGGGAGCGAGAATTGCTCGAGAGCAGCTATTTTAATCCGGGGGAGGTAACTACACAGGGTGGTAGTGAAAATCCCGAGGAGAGCAAAAATTTGCCAGTAGAACGGACAAAGGAAGAGGAAACAGAAGAAGAGCTGACTGAGGAGTGATACTAAATGGCCATCCAACTGGATTTCAGCGGAGCTGAAGCGCAACGGCTGAAAATCACCCAAGAGCAGCAAAAGTACATCCGTGACCTTTACAAGCAAGCCTCTGCTGAGGTAGGAAAACTTGCTGAGAAGGCACCAAGAGTCCCCTCAGACGCACTCCGCAAGCAATACCTCAAAACTCTTCAGGGTCAGATTGATATACAGCTGAAAGACATAGAAAGTCAGCTCAACGGCACAATTCGTTCGGGTATGACTGCCACGGTCAAGGCCACAGTGGCCGATGCGAAAACCTTCTTGAAGAAGTATGGGTTGCCAATCAAGGGTGCATATTCCCGTGTTCCGGCTGATATCGTTCAAGCCGTTGCCTCAGGCCAGCTTTATACTGGGAACTGGACACTGAGCAAGGCTTTATGGCTCAATACCACAGAGACACAGAGGGATGTTCAGTCCGTTATTGCCCAGGGTATTATCCAAAACAGAAGCGCATATGACATAGCAAAGGACCTTGAAAAGTATGTAGATCCCACAGCTCGCAAGGATTGGGATTGGGGAAAAGTGTATCCCGGTACCAAAAAAGTGGTTGACTACAATGCCCAGCGGTTGGCTCGTACTATGGTGTCACACGCTTATCAACAAGCGTTTGTCCGTACGACACAGAAGAATCCGTTTGTGACTAAATACAGGTGGGAGGCAGCAAACACCGAGAGGGTGTGCGAGATTTGCGAGGAGCGGGATGGAAAGCTGTTTGATAAAGACGACCTTCCGCTTGACCACCCGAATGGTATGTGTACCTTTACCGCAGTCATGGATGATCTTGATACTATCGGTGCACGTCTGGGTGACTGGGCAGCAGGCAAATCTGATCCCGAACTTGATATCTGGGCCGAAGACCTTTATGGTAAAGGCTGGGAAAAGAACAGATGAAAGGAAGTAAATACAATGGCAATTCAAAAGCCGAGTGATGTAGTCACTTGTGATATTTGTCACAAGACCTTCACTCTTACAAAAGCCCTTCTTGATACCAAAAAGGTATTGCTTGAGAAGGACGGGATGATTCCCGAAGAAGTTGTATTGACGCAAGTAAATTGCCCCCACTGTGGCAAGATTTACCCGGTTTTAGTTGACACCGAGGAGACCACCGCAATATTGGCTGACTTGACTGCGATTACCACCAAAATCTATAAGGTACAGGCTGAAAAGAAGCAGCCAACATTGAAGATGGTACGGAAGTACAACACCTTGAAGCGCAAATTAACCTTCAAACGCCAGCAATTGGTTGAGAAGTTTAATGGGTCTTTTTACCAGACTGAAGACGGTAAAGAACAACTGGATTATCACTACCATGGGTGAATTAATCATGGATCTGTACAAGGAGGATCACAATGGAAAATGACAACAACCAGCAACAATCTCAGCAGCAGGGTGAGAACACCCAACAAGAACTGGGCCAGCAAGGCCAGCAACAAAATCAGCAACAAGAATCCGTCAAGACCTATACCCAGGCACAGCTCAACTCCATGATGGCCAATGAGAAGCGCACCGCTCGTCAAGCCCTTCTGAAAGAGCTTGGTTTTGATGTCAAGGATGATCAGTCCTTCACGGACACCATCAAAGGCATCAAGCAAACCCTGGATGCGGGCAAGACCCAGCAGCAGCTTGATCAGGAAGCCAAAAACAAAGCTGAGGGCGAAGCCAAGGATGCCAATGCTCGGGCAGCTCTGGCAGAGATGAAGGTCTCTGCTTTGACAGCAGGAGTAAAGCCTGATCGGTTGGATGATATGATCATTCTTGCCCAGGCGAAGATTGCGGGTGGTCAAAAGGCTGATCAAGCGTTTGCTGATCTGAAGAAGAACTATCCTGATGCTTTTGGGGTTGAGTCTTCTGGTGGTACAGGTTCCCATGTGAATCCTGCCAACAAGACGGGTAATGACGGAGAAAGCAGAGGCACCCGTCTTGCCAAGCAAAACAAGACCTCTGTGAAAAGCTCATATTTTAAGCATTAAGGAGGAAAAACAAAATGCTGAATCAAAGTGGTATTACCAAAACCGTCGGTTCTGCTCCGGTACAGATCCTGTTCAATGTGCAGAACCAAATGTCCGTTGGCTGCAAGATTGCCCAGAACTTTGCCGGAGCTGTGACCGAGAATGGCCGCAAGATCGTCAAAGCTGGTTATCCGCTGGCTGGTGATCTCACTGCTCGTGGAACCAACTTTACTGCTGTTGGTCAGAATGCTCCTGCTGTGGGTGTCCTTCTTCACGATGTTGACGTCACTGACGGAGCTGCCAACTGCTCCCTGCTGATCTGGGGTTTTGTCAACCTTGACCGGATTGATGCCACCACGGCGGCACTCATCACTTCTGACGTCAAGACCGCTCTGGCCGGCAAGGTCTGGTTCCTCAAGGACAACTAAACCAGATCTGAAAAACAAGAAAGGAGAACAATAATATGTCTATTTTCGATCTGATCAAAGCTCCGGAGCTGACTTCCTATTGGGAAGAGCACATCCAGGACCAACCGCCTTATCTCGGTGAAGAGCTGTTCCCTGCTGACAAGAAGCTGGGTCTTCGCCTTGACTGGATCAAGGGTGCCAAAGGTCTTCCGGTTGTTCTGAAGCCCAGCGCATTCGATGTTGGAGCCGTTCCTCGTCCCCGCATTGGCTTCGACAAGCTGAGTGCTATGATGCCGTTCTTCAAAGAGTCCACCTACATCGATGAAGAGCTGCGTCAGGAGCTCAACATGGTTCTGGAGACTCGTAACCAGGCATACATTGATGCGGTCACTCGCCGTGTCTTTGATGATGAGGTTCGTCTGTTGGAAGGTGCTCGTGCCCGTCGTGAGCAAATGCGTATGATGGCTCTGACCACTGGTGCTATCTCTGTGGCTGCCAACGGTCAAGCATACAGCTATGACTATGGCATTCCGCTCACTCATAAGGACACCGTGAACACGGATTGGGATGACTTCACCAATTCTGATCCTATTGAGGATCTGCGCCTTGCCATGGATACCATTGAGGACGACACTGGTATCCGTCCGACCAGGGGTGTTTGCACTCGCAAGACCTGGAACTATATTCGTAACAACCAGAAGATCATCAAGACCATCTTCGTCCTGTCCAACGGCCAGGTTGGTGCGATCTCTGATGAACGCCTCACTGAGTACATTGATACCGAGCTCGGCCTTGAGCTGGTTGTCTATGGCAAGCGGTTCAAAGACGACACCGGCACGGTCACTCAGTTCGTTCCTGATGACATGGTTTCCCTGTTCCCGACTGGCAACCTTGGTACGACTTGGTTCGGCACCACTCCGGAAGAGTCTGACCTCATGAGCGGTACTGCTGACAACGTGGCCATCACTGACGTCGGTGTTGCGGTTACCACCATGAAGAAGTCCGATCCGGTCAACGTGGAGACCAAGGTCACCATGATCTGCCTGCCCAGCTTTGAAACTGCTGACAGCGTGTTCCTGCTCGACGTCAAGCAGTAAAGGAGCAACACCATGATCACGATCACGAATGGTCAAATGACCCTCACCGTGCCCAATGCTTCATATAGGGGATTTTTCGCAGCCTCCGGATTCCATCCTCTCGCAGACCAGGAGCACGTCGTAGCTCCGAATGATAATTTACCCACCCAGGACGAGGAAACACCGGAGAGCGCAATTCTCGATGAAGAGACGGACAAATCCGAGGACGTCTCTGAGGCTGAGGCCGAAAACGAGGAAGTTGACCTGTCTGAAATCCCGCTCGGTGAAATGGATTTCTATCAGCTCTCTGACTATGCTGACCAGCTTGGGCTGGATCATAAAGGTATTCGCAGCAAGAAGGAGCTTCGTGCTCTGATCAGAGCCAATATTTAAGGAGTTGTGTCATGAATAGCCTTGAAGATCTTAAAATTGTCTTGAGAGAAGCTGATGTTCCATTCTTTACAGATGATGAGCTTGAGTTTCATCTGCGGGAGAACAATGGCAACTACAGTTTGACCGCTTATCAGTGCTTGCTGATCAAGGCTGAAGACACAACCCTTTCTGTGTCCGGTCTGAGTGCAGCAGACAGCTCCAAGTATTTCCGGAGGCTGGCTTCAAGATATCGTCCGCATAACTCAGGTATCCTCAAAGGAGGTTGACCATGGAGTTCAAGGAGTTTCAGCTCAATAAGGTTCGGCGCATGATCAAAACACAGGGACGTCCTTTCCTTGTCAAACGACAAGAGAAGAATAAGTTCGGTGAGCCCAACGGAGAAGCCGAAGTCTTCAATATTTCAGGGGTTTTTCACGAAGTTACTTCTCATTTGGTCAAAAATGGTATAGACAGTTCCACCGTTACCAGCAAAACCTCACCTATGTTTCTATGTCTTTGGGATGACGTGAAGGATCTCAAGTATGATGATTTGATCATATTCAACAACCGGACCTACAAATTGGGAGAAATCAAAAACCTTTGCGAAGCCAATGTTGTGGGTGATTTATCCTTGGAAGAGGTACAAATCAGTGGCGAAGATCAGAGGGTTTGAGTTTGATCCTAAAAACATGATTGCCGGGATAACGGCTGCTGCAACCAAAACCGAAGCTGCTATTGCTATGTATGCTGAGAATGGTGCTCTCACGCTTCAAAACTATGCAAGAGAGCACCGTCCTTGGACGGATAGAACCGGGCATGCCAGGCAACGGCTCACCGGATCGGTTGCCAGAGTCACAGAAGGGTATCAAATCATCCTGGCTCATGGGGTTGACTATGGTATCTGGTTGGAGCTTGCCCATGAGAAGCGGTTTGCGATAATCCAACCGACTATACAAGCAAAATCTAGCCAAATTTTGTCCGGGTTTGAGAAGCTGCTAGAAAGGTTGAGCTGATATGGCTGAATACGAAAACGACAGAATCCAGGACATTTATGTCCATCTCAAGAATAAGGGCTTTGACGTGTATTTCCCGGCTCAACATACCGGGGAATGCACATCCCCTTATGTAGTGGTCAGAGGAGCTACAAATACACAGTTCCGTGATTATTCTTCTGTAGTACAGTATTATGATCTGCTGTGCTATGTACCCAAGGATCATTACAGCGAACTGTATCCTTTCCTTGACTCCGTGAAAACGGCTATGAAAGAAATGGTTCCTATGATCAAACCTGCATATATGGACACTGAGGCATACTATGATGACGAGGTCAAAGGTCACATGGTGAGCACTCAGTACCGCAATTTCAGAAAACTGTAAGGAGGAATTTTTATGAGCGCAAAGAAAGGCAACGAAATCCCGACAATTGATGTTGCTCTTGTTACCTTGAGCCTCCCTGATTCTCAAGATGAGATCGCCCTTGACACGGCATCCCGCATTCAGGTCAACGTTCAGTCAGAGACCTCTGATGCTATCAAGCTGATCGTCAAAGGCCGACTCATCGCCCAGAAGCGTGAGCAAGTCACGATCACGGGTAACACCATTGTCCTCACTGATAACGTGTTCAATCCTGAGATGGTCAAAATCCTTCAGGGTGGCACAATCAAGTACTGGACCACATCAGAGCATAGTGCTGAGGGTGATACTGATACCGGCAACGGTGTATCTTCTTACACGCCTCCGGTTGCTGGTACCTCGGAAGAGGTTCCGGCATTTACGCTGAATGCCTATTCCGCTATCTATAATGCGGCTGGCCTCATTACCGGGTATGAGCGCATTCAATACCCCAACTGCAAGGGCACTCCCATCGCTCTCAACAGCGAAGACGACGTGTTCCGTGCTCCGGAGTATACAATCAACTCCGCTCCTGACATTGGGGAAGCACCCTATGTCATCAACTATGTATCCGAGCTGCCCACAGTAGCATAAGGAGGAAACCATGGATATCACAACTCTGTCACAGTTGACAAAATACACTGAAGGCCAGGTTGTTGAGTTGCCGAGTTTTGCGGAGGGTCAGCCCTTTGTGGCTCGCATTCGCAGACCGTCTATGCTTGCCCTTGCCAAAGCGGGAAAAATCCCCAATGCCCTGATGGATACAGCCAACGGCTTGTTTTTGGGTAGTGCCAAGAGCAAGCCCAAGGAAGACTATTTGAAGGACGTTTTCGATGTATTGGATGTGATTTGCGAAGCCTGCTTCTTGGAACCTACTTACAAGCAGATCCAAGAGGCTGGGGTTGAGCTTACAGATGATCAATATATGTTCATCTTCAACTATACCCAGACAGGAGTGAAAGCTCTGCAGCCCTTTCGTGGGCAGCAAGGAAGTTATTCCCCTGTTGGCAATGGTGAAACGGTACAACAAACTGCCGTCTGAGCTGATGTCTATCGAGGATGATTATACAGCCTATTGTCTCAATGAGGCCTGTACATTCATCCTCGGTGAATTAGAGGAGGGGAATGAGATGGTATTCAAGAAGCAGTACGGATCATTCTCACAACTCTATGCAGACTATGAGAATTGAGGTGATTTTATGCTTGATTTAGGATCTGCTGTTGGCTACTTGTTGCTTGACACCAAGGGTTTTACAAGTGGATTCACCTCAGCCTTACAATCAGTTCGTACAATGCAATCTGCGTCTGCCACTGCATCAGATAAGTTCACAGCCATGGGAGCAGCTATGACCTCAGTGGGTGGATCGCTTACAAGGTCAGTTACACTTCCGCTTGTTGGATTGGGGACTGCAGCTGTTACAGTGGCAGCGAAATTTGAATCAGCAATGTCTCAAGTTCAAGCAACAACACGGTACACCAAAGATACAATGGTTGAGCTTGATGGAGCTTCAGTGAACGCTATGGATGCCCTGAGTGATTTGGCACAAGAAATGGGTGCAACCACTAAATTCTCCGCAACTGAAGCAGCCGAAGCAATCAATAATATGGCAATGGCTGGGTATAGTGTACAAGAAATCTATGACTCTTTGCCCGGTGTTTTGAACCTGGCCTCAGCTGGGGCACTTGACCTTGACTATGCTACACAACTTGTAGCAAATGGATTAAATGTCATGGGAATGGAGACCTCAGAAGTTAATGAGCTGGCTGATAAAATGGCTGTAACAGCCACAAAAGCCTATGGTTCTGTATCTGACTTTGGTGAGGGACTTTTGAGGGCTGGTGCTCAAGCCAGCTTGGCCAATGTGAGTTTGACTGATACCTTTACTGCTTTGGGTATCCTGGGTGATAACGGTATCTCCGCAAGCGAAGGTGGTACATATCTCCGTAACACGCTCAAAAACCTGTATACACCAACAAAAGATGCGGCTGATGCTCTTAATGAGTTGGGTGTAAAAACAGCCACTGATGAAGGCGAGCTGAAGGAATTTCAAGTGGTCCTTCAGGAGCTTGGGGTTGCCCTTGATGGGTTAACTGAAGAACAACGGATCAAGTACATGAGCCGTATCTTTGATACTCGTACAATCTCAGCTGCCAATGCATTGATTGCTAATAGCACAACACGTTGGGATGAGCTGTCAGCAGCTATCGATGGGGCATCAGGCGCAGCTGAGGAGATGAAGAACGCTCAATTGGATAACCTCAGTGGCCAGTTAACTATTCTCAAGTCTTCTATTGAGGGTGCGGCTATTGCCTTCGGTAATGCTATGTTGCCCATGATAAAAGACCTTGTTTCAGCATTTCAGAGCTTGATGAATTGGCTGAACAACCTTGACGAGTCTCAGAAAAAGATCCTTGTAACTATTCTTGAGGTGGTTGCGGCTGTTGGTCCGGTTTTGCTCATTCTTGGCAAGCTCAGTTCTGCGATTGGGTCTGTTATAGGACTTATCAGTGGAGCAGGTGGACTTTCCGCTGTTCTTACAGCTTTGACTGGTCCAATTGGTATAGTTGTAGCAGCGGTTGCAGCTCTGGTTGCCGCCTGGGTCACAGACTTTGGTGGTATTCGTGAATTCACGTCAGAAGTATTTGGTGAAATATCCAAAACAGTACAATACTACATTGATTTGATCAAGAACGTTTGGGATAATGATTTGTATGGCATTCGTACAGTGACTCAAGCTGTTTGGACGACCATTCAAACCATCTTTTCCTCAACCTTTGGGGTGATTGCCAGCCTGTTCAAAGCATTTTTGGCCATCCTCAGAGGCGACTGGACTTCGGCTGGGGAATGGTTCAAAGAAGCCCTTCAACGGCTGGTTGATGCGGTAATGAATATTGGGGGAGCCCTATTCAATGCTGGTAAAGCAATAATCAGTTCACTATGGGATGGTATTAAATCCATCTGGACTTCTGTAGCAAGTTGGTTTGAAGACAAGCTCAACTGGGTCAGCAACATATTCTCACGAATCAAGTCATTTGGTAGTGGAATTACAGGATCATATGCCAGTGGACTGGACTATGTAACCCATGACCGGGTTGTTCAGGTACACGAGGGTGAGGCTATTCTTACCAAGGAAGAAAACAGAGACTACAGGAGCAATAAGAATGGTGGGGGAGATACATTCAATTTCTACTCACCTAAAGCATTGGATCCTACTACAGCAGCAAAAGAGATGAAGCGAGCCAAACAGCAGCTTGCTCTTGGTGTATAACAAGGAGGACAGCCGTATGATTGAACAATTCACCCTTGTGAATACTGTTACCAATGAACAGCATGAATTCAATATGACCACTGGTCCTATTTGGCTTGACTCCCTGAATATTGAGCCTGTCCCCGGTATTGATCAACTCTACAGCAACCCAGGCCAAGATGGGGAACAACTTGCGCTGACTTATTTTGGCACAAGAGCAGTTACCATTACAGCTTGGATTATTGAACGAGGCTTGACTTTGGCTGCGCAAAAAGCTGTTCTGAACAGATTCTGTAACCCAAAGCAACCTATGGAAATTCAGGTTGGTGATTATAAACTCACCTTTGTACCAAGCTACAGTATTCAGTACTCAAAAGACAGCAAGGAAAACAATGAAGTTATGTGTAAGTTTGTCATTATGGGTCAAGCGTATAGCCCATTTTGGACGAGCAAACAAGAGATTGAATCCTTGGTATCATATGTTGAACCTATGTGGGTCTTGCCTTTTGCTATACCCAATGAGGGTATGGTATTCAGCGTGAACCAACCTACAGCATCAACTCAAATTGTCAATACGGACTTGGCTGTTGGATGTAGAATCACTTTTACAGCCGCAGGTGGAGAAGTTACCAACCCTGGAGTTATCTGCGCAGAAACGCAAGAAAGGCTCACAATTAATAAAGCTATGGCAAACGGTGAACAAATTGTTGTTGATACTCGTATTGGCCATAGAAAGATCACCGGGTTGAATCCGCTCGGCACAACCTATAATGGGATGCGGTATTTGACACAAGAATCTAACTGGATCACGCTTCAGACCGGGTTGAATACCTTTTCTTTCTACTCTGAAACAGGCTCTGAATTTCTTGAAATCTCAATCATGTACTCTCCGTTGTTGTTGGAGGTTGAAGAATGAACATCTATATCATGAGTCCTGAAAACCTTGATAGATTGGCCGTTCTGAATACCTATACAGCATTCAATTGGGAGCGCACCTGGGGGGAGTCCGGCTCATTCACGATCTGGGCTCCTCTCACAGAGGAAAATCATGAGTTTTTGATTGAAGAAAACCTTGTGTGGCCAGATGATCAGCTGCGTGTAGGGGTTATTGAAGCTGTTAGAGAGGAAACAGATGAGAATACCGGGTTGCCCAAGATAACGGTATCTGGAAGACTGATTGAATCCGCATACCTGTCCAGAAGAATAATTTGGGGAAATGCCCTATTAGATGATCAGCCAGTCAATGTTATAACAAGTTTGGTAAAAGGTAATGCTATTGCAGCCACAGAAGAAAACCGCAGACTGGGCGATATTATTTGGGGTAACATCACCATCGCTTCTAATGTCCCAACTCAAGCAGTAATACACTATTGTAACAGCTATGGAAATCTTTGGGAAGAGGTCAAAGGCATATGCTTGAACTCAGGCTTGAATCTTGAATTCCGGTATTATAACAGCGGATCCTTGGTCACCATTTTTGGGGTTCTTTCAATTGGTACAAATAGGACAAGCTCTGTAAACTTGTCTACAGACCTGGGATTTTTGACTGACTCTTTGTATATTACAGACTCAACAGACTTTTGTAATGCTGCTTTGATTGCTGGTGAGGGTGAAGGTGCTGACCGTATAACAGCTGTGATTATTCCATCAGCTACCAAGAAGGACAGAAGAGAACTGTATGTAGATGCCAGGGATTTACAGAAGAATCAGGCCAGCTCTGAAGACCCAATGTCAGACGCAGAATATGCTTTGGTTTTGATGCGCAGAGGACAAAAGAAACTTTTGGATTATCAAAAGTATCAATCCTATGAGTGCTCTCTCCAATTGACAGGTGAGGAAGGTTATGTTTTTGGGAAAGACTATAACCTGGGTGACATAATTACTTTGACAGATAACGTTCTCAAAGTTCAGCTTCAAGCCAGGGTAAAGAGTCACACAATCTCTGAAGATAAGGATGGCCGGGTTGATACGCTCACCTTTGGAACTATTATCCCAACGATAACATCACTTGTAAAAAGGAGGGAATGACATATGTCTGTAACATATGGATTTTTCAACGCAAACCTTGTGGAAGGTGATTATGACCGCAAATACACCGCTGATCAGTTGGCAGAGTTTTTTGCTTCCTTGGTCGGCAACGGTGTATCAGGAGCCATTGAAAACAGCTTCAAGGTTGTTCCATCTTCAGGCCTGACTGTCAATATTTCTGCTGGGTTTGCTTGGATCAACGGCTTTTGGGCCAAAAATGATGCCGCCTATGCTTTGGCTGAATCAGCAGCTCCCGCAACCGGGTACAGGCAAGACTTGATCGTTTTGCGGTTCAGCCGATCCGACCGGAGTATTATTCCTGTTCTCATTCAAGGCACTGTGTCTTCTACAACTCCGGCTCCTATGCCGGCATATAGTCGTACCACAGAAACGTACGATTTGGTGCTGGCCTCTATTGCTTTGAGTGCAGGTAGTGCTTCAATCACTGAGGCTATGATCACTGATCTGCGCTCCAATGAAACCTATTGTGGAATTGTGAATACTTTTGCCAGTGTTCTCATTCCGCTGGGTAGTATTCACAGTGAGCAGTTGGCTGACGGTTCAGTCACTTCAGAAAAGCTGGATCTTTCAGCCGGGTTCAACCCAAATGGTCCTATCAATCTTGTATCAGGAGTGCATTATTTCGCATCAGAAAGTGAGCTTCCTGCAGCTGGACATGCTGGACGGTTATACTTTGTCAAACTTGAAAGCTGAAGGGAGGAATTGAGTCATGCCTTCAGATAAATGGGAACTCAGAGAACCTGACAGATCAGGTAGTCCTGGCTGGGATGGTAGTGTAAGAGTTAACTACACATACACTCAAAGCATTGCCAATAATACTACTACTGTCACCATCACAAGCATTCAATTTTGCTCTGAAAACCATTATCAAACCAGCTTTAACATATATGGTCGGTTTACCATTGGGAATACAAACTATGATTCCTCTGGTGGTTCAATATATGTTGCTTCCCAAAATACTTGGTACGATATTTGGTCTGGAAGTATTTCTTTTGTTGTTAACCATAACGCAAATGGGAGTGGTTCTTTCAGCATCTATATGGGACCAGTACCTGGCACTGGATATAGCGATTATAATATCCTGTCTCAGTATCAGTCTTCAGGCAATATTGAATTTCCTGCAGCAACCTATACAATCAGTCTCCCAACTATTAACCGGCAATTTCCACTCAGTATTTCACAGGGAGCCAACACAACAGTCACGGTTATGAGAACCGCCTCACCTTTGGGTGGATCCATTGGTCAGCTGTATAACGGTTCAACTTTGTATTACAATGATACAATCACCATCTCATATTCAGTTGGAACAGGTTGTACAATTGGAACACACACAGTTAATGGTGTAGATGTTAATTCAGGCGCATCATATACCGTTATACGAGCATTTTCAGTAGTTGTAACAGCAATTGTAAACTCGTACACTCTCACGTTGAGTAAAGATGCTAACAGCAACCTCACTATTAATCGCACAAGCTCTCCCAAGCAAGGAGCTTCTCAAGGGTATCTTTCATCGGGTGCTACAATCTACTATGGTGATGTACTGAACATCGTATTCTCCGCAAAAACCGGGTACACGGTGAATACACATACCTTGAACGGTAATTCAATCAGCTCTGGTATCACTTATACAGTAACAGCAGCTGTATCTGTGGTAATCAGTTCAACACTGAACACGTATCAGTTTACCAAAACGGTGAGTGTTGGGTTGTCAGTAGTAGTTCGCCGGACTTCATCCCCATATGGTGGTGGGGCAACAGGTATCTTTACAGGTTCAACTGTATACTATGGAGATGTACTTGAGATTACAGCAAGTGCCAACTCTGGGTATTCTATTGAACAAATGAAGATTAATAATACTCAGTATTATGATAATCCGCATACAGTTACTGTTGTATCTGCCATTGCTTTGGCTGTGCTATCAAAAGCACTTGGTTTTGTACATATTGATTCAGGAGCTGCTATTGAAAAATACAAGATCCTTATTGATTCTGGAGCAGCCTATGATCAGTACAGAGCCATGATTGACACGGGTTCTGAAATTGTGCCATACTAAAGGAGGAAAACCATGAGTTCAATTCAGACTTCATACAACATTCTCAGATCAGCAGGTCTTACCAGGGCTTCCTGTTTAGGTTTTCTTGGCAACTGGCAAGCTGAATCAGGGAATGAACCCAATCGTCTTCAGGGCGATTTCAGCCCATACAGAACAAGCTCTAAGGATTATACTTCATGTGTACAAAACGGTTCCATCAGCCGTCAACAGTTTGGCACTGATCAAAAAGGATATGGTTTGGCACAGTGGACTTATTATAGCCGCAAATATGAGCTGTATGATTACTGGCAGAAGAGTGGCAAAACCCTTGATGATGTAGCTCTTCAAACTGAGTTTGCTCTGATTGAGCTGAAGAGAGATTTCAGCACCTTGTATTCATTCCTTTGTACCTGCAATGACTTGTACACCGCAACTAAAGAAATCTGCTGCAAATTTGAACGCCCAGCGTGGAATAACGTTGATGCTCGGTTCAGATATGCTCAGGAAATTGAGTCTACAGTGGTAGACGGCAATCCTTCGGATGACCCTGTGCCCTCGGGTGGGGATGAACAACCCACTCCTCTGCGCAAAAAGAATTGGCCTCCTCGCATGCTCTGTAAAGGGATGGAAGGTCCAGATGTGGTTGCTCTCAAAGGACTACTTCATGCCCACGGGTATTACGATGGGGATATGGATGAAACGTATAACCGGGATGTTGATGCCTCAGTGACTCTTCTTCAGCTGGAAAATAACCTGATAGTAGACGGCATCGCCGGGAATCAAGTATTCACGTATCTCACACAGTTCTCAGGTGTTCAGAGATAGGGCTTTACTTTTCACTCCGGATAGAGTATAATATAGCTGAATGGGTGGTATCTCTGCGGAACCCATCAGGGTGCCACCCAAATATAATTGGAGGAGGTATTTCACCACATGATTAACTGGAAAGTTCGCATCAAAAACAAGGTGTTTTGGCTCACCTTTATTCCGGCTCTGCTTTTGCTGATCCAAGCAATTGCAGCCGTGTTCGGGTATAGCCTTGACTTCACTGATCTTCAGCAGAAGATTATTAACGTGGTTGAGGCTTTATTCGCAGTCCTTGCCATTCTCGGTATTGTGACTGACCCAACAACTGCGGGTGTAGGCGACAGCAATCTGGCTATGACCTATCAAAAACCAAAGAAGGATGACTGATATGGATGCATCAACAATCACTCTTGTCATAGGTATTATTGGCTGTGTGATTGGTGTATCTACCTTTGTATCTTCACTACAGAACAAGGCCCAGAATACTGGTGTTCTTGAGCAAAAGATTGAGCAAGCCCTTCAAGGGATTGACGAAATCAAGAAGCAGGTCAAGGATTCGTCAGCCAATCAAAACAGCATGTCATTAACGGTTCAATCGCACACCGAGCAAATCAAAAACCTATTCAAAAGCCTGGATGAATTAAAAGCACGCCTGAGAACGGTTGAGAATACGGATAAAAAGCTCGGTGAAATCTTAGATGCTATCAAGTCTCTCAAGGAGGAACAGACATGAAAAACACCGAGAATGTGACCGACGTTCTTGGCAAAATCAAAGAGGAAGAGGACGCACTTGATCAAAGCGTGGCTCTGAACAGAATCGTTATGGAGCTTCTCAAAACGAGAGCAAAAGAGAACAAACGACTGTGGATTGCCCTTGTACTCAGCATTCTGATTAACCTTTTCATTGTAGGTGGGTTCTTGTGGTATGAATCTCAATGGGAATATACTACAACTACAACTGAGGTTCAACAGGATTCTGGTGAGGATGGGCTCAATATGTTACAAGTTGGTGACAATTCTCGGATGGTTTTGGGTCTCGGGGAGGAAGATGTAAATGGCCAAGCAATCAGTCAGGGTAACAACAAGGACACGGAGTCCTAAAGGAGCCACTGTTACCAAATCAACTCCCGGCAATACAAATATCGGTGGTCGGGGTAGATCCGGCACATCGAGATGCCCAACTTGTGGAAGGTACAAGTGATCCATGAGCGAAACAATAGAGACAAGGAAACGTCTCAAAGATATACCAAGCATAATATCGTTCAATGACTTGCTTGAAGAATCAACTTTGAGTGACTTAGACAAGGAAATACTCAGGCTTCATTACCTCAAAGAGTATGATTTCAGGTACATAGGCGACAAACTTGGGTATGCTGAAATAACTATCAAGAAAAGACATCTCAAAGCTCTGAAAAAGTTGTCAGCATTGTTCTAAAACACAACTATATACTTTCGTTATACCCCCAATATACTCCTCGTGAGTGTGTTGGGGGTATAATTGTTTTATAAAGCGAAAGGAGAGTACAGGCGGTGTATAAGCGGTTTGAGAACAATCCATGCAAGAAAAGTATTGGCGATTGCGCAGTCAGAGCGATCTCCGCAGCCCTTGATGTGGATTGGTACAAGGCATTTGATCTCTTGACAAAAGAGGCTCGTAGAATGTGCGATATGCCCAGTGCTGACACGGTCTGGGGTTCTGTCCTGCGTCGCAATGGTTTCATACGGTATATGCTTCCTCGCAGCTGTCCAAATTGCTATTCAGCTGCGGATTTTTGTTATGAGCACCCTGAAGGAACCTATGTGCTTGCCTTCGGTGGTCATGTAGCTACAGTCAAAGACGGGGTTCTGCTTGACTCTTGGGACAGCTCAGCAGAGATACCCCTGTATTATTTCTACCACAAATAAATGGAGGTTGAGCTTATGCCACAATTCAGTCCTTTCCCTGTAGGGTATCAGCCATACAATGGCTACCAATACCAGCCAATGAATGGTTGGGGTATGCCAACGGCTCAGGTACCACAAAATCCACCTGTACAGCAAGACCTGACTCCGGTTATTCACATGGACATCAAACAGATTGAAAATGTTGAAGCAATTAACAAAACTCCTCCAGCAGTCGGTACCACGGGTGCGTATATGACCAAGGATGAGAAAATCATTGTTTTCCGTAGTGTGTACGCAAACGGAGAGTACACAGATAAAGTGTATGAAGAACGGCCTCCTGCACCGCCCAAACCTGCCTTTGATCCAACTGAATACCTGCGCAAAGATGAGTTCGATGACCGTGTAAATGCTATTGTGGCATCCCAGGTATCTCGCCTGGTCCAAAATACTCAGCCAACACAAATTCCTGTTCCCAAACGAGTAACAAAGAAGGAGGCCAGTGAATGATGGGACTTTTTGATCAATTGGGTTCTAAACCAGCAAAGCAAATTGACCCAAGACAGGCATTTCAAAATGACCTGACCAGCCTGAAATCCAATCCTGTAGCCTATGCAAAGGCACATGGAATGAACATCCCTGAAGGGATAACTGACCCCAATCAGATGGTTCAATACCTTTTGCGCTCTGCACAAGTGAACAACCCTCGCTATCAAACAGCCATGCGGTTGATTGGTAGCATGTTTGGACATCAGTAAACTGTATCTTTCTGTTGTCGGTGCACAGGCAGCAGTTGAGATAAATACATACATCACAGTAGTGTGATAGAAAGGAAATAACATGGCTCTTACAGATGAAAACAACGGGATTCCCGCAACCATGCTTGTAAGTCCGTCTGGCTATGCCGGCAACAACGGTGGTTTTGGCTTTGGCGGTGACTGGGCATGGATCCTTCTGCTCCTCCTGATTGGAGGCAACGGTTGGGGAATGGGTGGTTTTGGTGGAGGCGCAATGTGGCCCATGATGATGGGTGGCATGAATGGCTTCGGCCTTGGCTATGATTTCCCCTGGCTTCTCAACGGCCAGCAAGGCATCAACAATAACGTTTCCGGTGGATTCCGGGATGCTCAGATTCATGATTCCATTACCTCAGTTCGCGACGGTGTGAACAACCTGGCAACTCAGCTTTGTGGGTGCTGCGGTGATATGCAGATGGGTATGGCAAACGGTTTTGCTGGTGTTCAGCAATCTCTTTGCAACGGTTTTGCGGGTACAACCGCAGCTGTGACTGGTGCTCAGAACGCTATTGCTCAGCAGCTGAGTCAAAACCAGCTGTCCTCCCTTGAGCGGTCTTTTGCTGCTCAAACCGCAAACACCGCAGCTCTGAATGCTATTCAGGCACAGCAAGCTCAATGCTGTTGCGATAACCGTGCCGGACTGGCTGATCTCAAATACACGGTTGCTACTGAAAACTGTGCTGATCGTGCAGCTCTGTCTGAAGGACTCCGTGATGTTTTGGCTGCTACTCAGGCCCAAACCCAAACCATCCTCACCCAGCTTTGCAATGACAAGATCGAGCAGAAGAATGACCTCATTGCTCAACTCCGCTCTGAGCTTATGTATGCTCGTGGTCAGGCTTCTCAGGATGTCCAAACCGCTCGCATCCTTGCGGGTCAAGTGGCCGAAACGGATGCTGTGTACAATAGGCTCTCTCAGTGCCCTGTTGGCACGGTTCCGGTCTTTGGCAATCAGCCTATCTTTACTTGCCCGACCAATGTCGGTATGAGTGGTTGTGGCTGCGGTTGTAACGGCTGAGGCGGTGTAATTATGGCTGCTGAATACAGCGCAAACGCTGCTCAGGTTGTTCCTGTTGGCGGCAGCGTGATTTTCACTGAAAGTCCTGTTCCGTGCAACCAGGGTCTGCTGTATCACCGTGATGATACTGGTCTTTTCCGAGTGGCCAATAAGTTCTTCAGGCAGAACGTTACACAGTGCTGGCGCAGGAATACCCGGTATGAAGTAGCATTCCATGCCAACATTGCCGTGCCTGAGGGCGAGACGGTTCCCGCAGAGGGTATCAGCCTTGCCCTGTCTATTGACGGTGACACAGATCCTTCCAGCACTATGATCTTTGTTCCTGCAGCCGTTGAAGATTTTGGGAACGTTGGTGCAGATATTGTGGTGACTGTACCCTGTATGTGTACTTGTACAAGTGTTTCTGTAAGGAACACAAGTACAGTTCCTATCACGGTTGAAAAC